TTTTCCGTAGACCACATTGATATCGCCCGAGCAACCGCAGAAGACATGGTTGAAGCATCGACCGCCGTAGTGGTAAAGCACGACTACCATTTGCCAAAAATCCAAATACCGGATTCTATTGTTGAAAATACTTCTGACTACGACAAGCAGCTGTATTTGTTACTGATGGCTAAAATCAAAGAGTACGGCAGGTGGTCAAATGATCCGGAATATGTAGCCCGCTTTAAGAAAGAATTAGACGTAATCTGGAAGAATTCCAAGCTCAATTTTATCCCGTACTTCTTGATGTACGAGGATATTTGCGCGTACGCTAGATCTCAAGGCATCCTGCAGAACCTTGCTCGTGGATCTGCTGGCGGCTGCCTAATCTCCTACTACCTAAAGATCATCCACATTGATCCAATCAAAGAGCACCTACCATTCGAGCGCTTTCTTAGCCACGCTCGTATCAATGCTGGATCATTTCCAGATATAGACCTTGACCTTGGGCAGCGCGGTCCAGTTCTTAAGTATTTGGCAGATAAATATAAAGCCGGTTTCGCGCAGATTGGAACCTTTCAGCGGTTTAAAACCAAGAATGCTATCAAAGACGCCATGTTTGCTGTGTTTGGTCGCAATCGCGCTGACAAAGAGATCATGGATGTGTGCGACACAATACCTGATTCTCCGCAGGGGTTGGATGAAGACAAATTCCTATATGGCTATACAGATTCTGAGGGTGTCACCCACAAAGGCCATTTGGAACAAAATGAGACACTGCAGATATTCTTTAAGCAGTACCCAGAGATCGAGCAAATCACTAAGAAGCTCATTGGGCTACCTAAGGGTATGGGTAGACACGCATCTGCCTTCGTGATATCAACCCTAGACCTTTCTAGTCAGCGCGTGCCCACAATGCTTTTTGATGACCCAGACATCGGCAAGGTCGCGGTTACTCAGTTTGAAGCACCCATGGTAGAAAAATCTGGTCTAGTTAAAGCAGACGTGCTAGGACTGACAACTGTAAAGACGCTAGAGAGCGTCGTGTCTCTCATCAAGACGCGCAGAGATATAGATCTCTTAGAGGAAGACGATAAGGGTGTTCAGCTCCTTTACCGTCTTCCCGAAGACAATAAAGTCTATGAAGACTTCTATAAGCGCAAAACGGACTCATCATTCCAATTTAACACTGACCTTATCAAGGGGTATATTCAGAAGTTTGCGCCAATTAGGCGCCAAGATTTGTCTGACCTCACGGCGCTCTGCAGACCAGGTGCGCTAGACGTCGAGTTTACGCCGGGCGTTTCTGCAACTCAGTTTTATATTGATGTGAGGAATGGGGATAAGGAGCCAGAATATATCCACCCTGACCTAGCTGATGTTCTGGCTGAGACAAATGGTGTGGTTGTGTACCAAGAACAGCTGATGTCGATCTTAGTTCAATTTTGCGGTTACTCTTTGGAAGAATCCGATCAAATACGATCTGCGATCGCTAAGAAGAAACGCGACGTAATGCTTAAGACATTTGATCGCATTAGGTCAGAGACCATGAGCAAAGGTTGGACTATTGAGCAGGCAAACAAACTGTGTGATGTGGTAACTGCTTATTCTAATTACTCTTTCAACCGCAGTCACTCTCGAGCCTATTCTGAACTTGGATACATTACCATGTATCTAAAGCATCATTATCCACTTGAATGGTGGGCCGCAGAACTCAACAATTCAGAAGAGAACAAAATCCGCCATTACGTCACCATCCTGGGCGATAAGATTACACCGCCGTCTCTCCATGCCCCGGATGATAAGTTTACTATCGTCGGTGACCGTATTGCTGCTCCACTTTCAGCGGTGAAAGGTCTTGGCCCATCTAGCATTAAGGCGATAATAAAACGAGGCCCCTATTCTTCTGTAGAAGACTTTATATCAAAGATGTCAACTGGCGTTAATTCTTCTCATTTCTGGGCTTTACTTAAAGCCGGCGTGTTTGATGAGATGGCTCCAACCGACATCTCGACCCCAGAGGCGCGGCAGGGATTTATTAAACTCTTCAAGACATTAAAGAAGGTAAAGACTATTCCACCCGAGGTTAATCAGAATTCACCGTTAGATATGTTTCTTAACCAGCGAGATATCTATAAATGTTTTAATAAAGTATTGCTTGCAGACCCGCTGATAAGGCAGGAGATATCGATCACGTGGCCGTCTATGCGCGAAACTCGCAGGAAGGATATTCCTCTTGCATTCGGTTCTGCGCCGACAATACCAGTGATTTCCTCTATTGCTGTCGCGTCGAAACTCATCGACGCGCAGGAGCGCTCGGAGTCCAACGACAAGATTAAGGTTGCCATGGTCGGACTATTTCAGTCGTCTACGCACCGAAGCGGTATTTCTAAAAAGGGAAAACCGTGGTCAAAAGTAGACATCGTACTTTCAGACGGTCTGTCCACAATAGAGTGCGCACAGTGGGATCAAAAGCGAGCACTCAGGTATCCTACCAACTCCTTAGTTTACGTCATGGGGTATGTAAAAAGAGGTTGGAAAGGTTCACCCTCCATTGAGGTTCTAGAGGTTGAGCGCCTTGTAAAAGTTGATAAAAAATCTTCAAAGGTATAAGATATTTGTTTTAAAGAAAAGGAGACACGATGGATAGCGTATTTGTAATAACGCAAAATCCGCCTCAAAACCTCTCTGATAAAGAGATGGTGTTGTCGCGACCTTCATTCCTCGATGAAGTTAAAACCTGCGCTCACAGGCGAGGCGGCGCTGCAACAATTGGACCAAATTATCTGCGAGCAATCGCAGAGGAGATCGGTCGCCGATATGATCGACTATTTAATCCCTATCGCAATGTTGTGCCTCATGACTTTGCAGGCAGGATCTGCGAATCTGATGAAGATGTAGCTCAGACGGTCCATGAGATGTTTCAGGCTCGATACCCGACTATCTATCAGCGATATTACGAGTCGATTCTGAGATCACGACCGTTTACAACCAAGGTTATTTATTTCTCTGGATCCCAAGAAGATGCTGCAGTTTTTCAAAAACTAGGCATTAGAGAGATACCTCTTAAAGAGGTTCCAGATCACCTAGGAGAGCCTCGCCCTATTGAAATCAAGCATGAAGTTAAACCAGTTCAAGTAAAAGAGACCACACTTCAACCAGAAGTTAAAGCCACACCAGCGCCCGAGCCGGAAGTTGAGGCAGAACCCGTGTCGCCTAATTCAGAAACTCTAGCAGAATTGGCTGCTTTAACAGAACCAGTAGAAGTCGCACCCGTCTCCGAGCCAGAAGCAAAACCACAGCAGCAGACCGCATCCGTTAAGCATAACCACAAGCATCAACATAAAAATCAAAACCGCCATCAAGCTAGGCCTTCTCAGCCCATCAAAACATCTGATGTATAATATCGACACCCAATATAGGGTATTGACCGCCTATTTAGGCAAAGGAGTAAATTATGGCAAAGTCTAATCTAAGACTCAATCTCGATTCTCTTAAAGAGCGCAAAGAGTGGAAACGCCACCCGATCAACCAGGGTGAAAATATCTACCGCGTTCTTCCACCTTTTGGTGAAAATTCAGACGGTTATGCTTACCGTCGTTGGGTTATCGCCTGGCTCGCAGATCCGCAGACCGGCCGACGTCGCCCATACGCATCTCCGCGCTCATTCGCGACAGATTCTGCGTGTCCGGTTTCTGAGTATGTCTCCCTGGTCGAGAAGAAAAGGGAAGCGCTTGAGGCATCCCTCAAGAACCGCGGCGCATCACGCGATGAGCTGAAAGAGGCTCTAAAACCTTACGCGGATGTTCTTTGGACTATCAAACCCAAAGCTACGTACATCTACAACGCCTGCAACAAAGCAGGTGAAGTAGGACTGCTTGAGTTGAAAAAGACTGCCCATGATGCAATGAAGAAGCAGATGATGCAGTACGTTACGGATTACGGCCAAGATCCAACCTCGCTAGCTTCTGAGCCAGATGACGCTGGTATCTGGTTTAAAATCCGTCGCGATGGCGAGGGTACGAACACCGAATATTCCGTGGCTAAAAACCAAACCAAGAAGAAAACATCTGAAGGTATCGTCTGGGTTGACGATAGAGATCCTCTTCCAACCAACGTCGTAGACAACTACGACAGCCTGGGATACGATCTTACGACTCTTTACAAGCCTCATTCATATGAGGAACTCAAAGAAGTCCTCATGGCTAATCTTGCAAACCTTTACGCTCAATACCCCGAGCTCCAAGTCGAAGGTTTCGAGGTTGAAGTTGAGGCGCCTAAGCCTGTTAAAGCGGTAAAGACCGCAAGGGTTGAAGACGAGGAAGTTGAAGAATATAAGGCGCCAGTCAAGAAGCCCCTGAATATTCGCTTTGACGATGAGGATGATGAGCAGGAAGTCCCTGCAGTCGCCAAGACTAAAAAAGTCGCAGCGCCAGCGAAGAGTGTTAAGCAGCCGTCATCTGACGACGAAATTTTCGCATTCGCAGAGTCACTCCTCGACAATTGAGGTGAATCGTGAGTCACGATCTTCAGGTCATCGAGTCTAATCTGGACTCGATCGACCTAAAGCATATAGCAGCTTTTTCTCGCAAGCTGAGCGATATTGGCCAAGGCTTTAACAAGATGATGGCTCCCGTGTATCTGCGGGACTTCATCATCGCCTACGATGTGTCATCCGTGATGCACGCGAAAGCAGTCCAAGCCGAACTCAACGCTAAGGCAGCTTTGGATACGGCAGAGGCTATCGCGTATCTTGACCGAGCACCGGATTATTTTAAGGTTAAAGGGGAAAAGCCCACGGTTGAGTCGCGTAAGGCCTATGTTGCCTTAGACCCTGATGTTCAGAGAGCTAAAGATATATACGCGAGAGCTCAAGCTCTATCTTTGCTGTTGAGAAACAAGGTTCAAGAGTTTAGATTCGCAATCGATGCCGTCAAAAAGTTGTCAGAAGACGGTTACATGACGCCCTGGGAAGGGATGAAATAAAGGAAATTGGTATGAGTACTAATAAATGGATGTCTAAATTAACATCAGATCTTGGAGTCGCCGCATCTAAACTAAAGATGCAAAGACCTGATCCAATACCATCTTGGAGCCCATCTTTAAACTGGGCAACCTGCCAGGGAGGCTTTCTTCCTAGCAAGGTGAATATTCTTTACGGACCAGAGTCATCCGGTAAGTCTATGCTTGCTATGATGGGTCTAATTGAGATGCAGAGACGAGACCCAGAGGCGCTTGCTATCTGGTTTGACGCCGAATACTCGTTTAATGCGCAGATGTTCACCAAGTTGGGCGGTGATCCGGATCGTCTCGTAGTCAGAAAATCAAATGATCCGATCAAAATCTTTGATTATATTGGCGGCGAGATGCTTGAATTGATTCAAGATGGCGCACCAATTAAGGCCATTGTGATTGATTCAATCAAGGCAATCAGATATCCAAAAGACGTCCGCAAGCAAACCACTGATCAGATTATGGGCGGCAGCGGTTCCCAGTATCTCGGCAGCGCTCTTAAACTCGTCATACCTGTAATCGCAGAGCATAAGTTGTTGACTTTCTTTATACAGCAGGTAACTGCGCAAATGGATCCAATGAAGGCTCTCCGCAACCCATACGTTATCTCTGAGGGTCACGCCCTCAAGCATGCTGCGGATTTGATGCTTGAGATCACCCGCGTCGACTCAAAGAAAGGCGTGATTGAGCACGGTGAGACAATTACCGGCGCTGCTGCACAGGTTGGCCATAAAGTTCGTGTTAAGGTCAAGAAGAATCGCATGGGCGCACCCGCCCGCCAGGCCGAGTTTACTTTTCACTATGATCTTGGCGTCATCGACACCGGCGGCGAGATATTCGAACTGGCAAAAGCGCTAGGCGTAATCAGGCATCCAGTTAATCCTGAAACCGGTCGCGAAAATCCACAAATGTGGTGTTTCGGCAATGACGCACCAGTACGCGGCGAGCAGAATATCAAGAACATGGTTGTGGCAGACAAAGATCTCCAAAACCGCATCCTTAGTGCCTGTTATGAGTATCAGGACGTAAAAGTGGAGACAGATTCTCTTGGTTTTGTTGATGACGGGCTTGAGGAAGCTCTGTGAGCCCTCACGACAGGGAAACCTTGTTTTGGCTGAACGCTGCGCTCATAATGAATGTTATGGACGTGGCGTGTAAGTTGCGCTTATCTGTTGGCAATCCGCGCCAGATTAATAGCGGCATATATGATGCTGTTATTATAGCCGCAACTAGAAAGGCGACGGATCGTGGATCAGATTCAACATAGCAGACCCTCGATAAGGCTAGTTGTCCTGCGCGGCATAACTGTGTTCTTCAAGTTAAAGTTGACTGTTCCGCCAAAGTTATTAGATCCAAGATTGATACGCTGGGCAGAGCGCATGGAGAAATACCGTGTCTAAGATTATGTTCATAGGTGACCCACATATCCGTCATACCCATCTCTCCGAGGGTGAGAAGCTTCTTTCTTGGATTGAAAGTGCGGCAGAGGAGCATAAGCCAGATCTGATCGTCAATCTCGGCGACACCTTTGACGATCACGCCGTTATACGTGCTGAAGTCTTGTCTCTGGTTAACTCTCATATCCTTCGTGTGGTTGATATGAAGATACCGATGGTTATGTTGCTCGGTAACCACGATATGTGGAAGCCTAACTGCAGCAAATATCACGCTTTAGAGGTTTTTAGGGATGTTAAGGGCGTAACAGTAGTTGATTCAATAATTCAATTAGACGGTGCTACCTACATCCCTTATCTACCCAATCCTCTAGATTGGCCAGATATTAAAACGGATATAGCTGTAACTCACAACACATTTATAGGCGCTGACTATGGGTTCAAATTTGCAGACGATGGTATACCACTTGTTCAGGTTCAGGGATACACTGTGGTCTCTGGACATATCCACAAGAAACAGTCGCTCAATGAGGGACATGTTGTATATCCCGGAACTCCGACGAGTCTCACGGCTTCTGATGCAAACCAGGTCAAAGGAATCTCCTTCTTAGATACAGATTCTATGTCCTGGACGTTTATTGAGTCACCGTTCCCTATGTGGCGTACCTTAGATTTTGATTTAGCTGAATCTACTTCTTTAGAGCTAAATGAAACAGATCGTTGGGTAGTAAAACTAATAGGTCCACGCGCTGAGATCAAAGCTCTACTGGAGTCCGATAAGATTTTAGATTTAAAACGAAGAACTCAAGTTGTCTTTAAAACTGAATTCACAGACACGATTAAGTCAAATCGCACGCAAATATCTGCGCCTACTATTTACAGTATGGCTGAACAGTACGTAGACAAAATTTACTCAGGCGCGATTGATAAATATGAACTTAAGAGTATACTTAAAAGGTACACGGAGCAGCAATGAACACCAACGCCAACGTACACGAGCTGCTAGATCAGCACAGGTGGCTCCTCAATAACGGTCTGTTTACTGATCAAACTAAAGACAGTTTGTACCTTTATGGGGCCATAATAAATAAAGGTATTACAGCAGTAGAATTGTCTGTAGATTCAAACACTAAGCTCATAAAATACACACTCTATGCTGATCTTTCTTTACTAAAAGATTATAATAGATATATTGCGCTTAAAAACACCGACTCCATACTCGGTATGTGGAAGCTTAAGCGACTTCTTAAGCGCCATGGTAATTTAGAATTTTTAAAGATATTGAACGGTTTTGTAAAAACCTACTGCGGACCGACTTGGAGTGTCGATCTTGAGTTAAAAGAAAGCTCGGAGTATGAGGATCAAGGACCCACATTTAATGATGATTCAAAGAAAGATCGAGACTCTGTCCCAAGATGAGGACGAGAGACAAGATCTGTGGGTAGCCTATTTGGAAGATCCCTACTTCGACCTGTCGTCTAGATTCATCGAGATTAAGAGCAGGAATGACGCCAACGACATCATAATAAGTAATCTTATTAATTACTTACAGTCACCACCAACGTCCGAGATGTTGGAATTATTAGATAATTTTACCGAACTGGAAAGATCAGTTATGATCTTGCTTGTTATAGGGTTTACAAAAGAGCAAGTTTCCAAGTATAAGATGATCGAGATGTTACGTCTGCAGCAGATGATAAACAACATCTCTACCCATCCTATATGGGAGAAAGCGCTTGCTAAAAAAGAGACTGAACGCTGAAGAACGCTACGGACTTAGTTTCGATCAGGTCCGCGAGGCCGAAAAGTATCTTCGTCAGCATAAGACCGCAGGCGCCATGGGCAAGCAAGAGGCTATGCCCGTTTACGAACTTTTCCTGCTTGGCTATTCGTTAGAAGATCTAAGCAGGAAATTTCCCCAATATTCTTTGGGAAAAATCTCGCTGACGGCTGCCTTAAACGGGTGGGTTAAAGATCGTGAAAAGTTAGCCAACTCAATATATGACAGGATTCGGGCCCGCATAGTTAAATCCACCGTCGAGCAGGTTGAGTTTCTTACAGACATGGTGTCTGTCTCTACCACAGAGAACATGGAGGAGATGCGCAAGTATCTCCAAGATCCTTCTAAAGCGCCTCCTCCTCAGATGAGAATCAAAAGTTTAAAAGAATACCAGCAGGTAATAGAGATGCTGGCGAAAGTCGCAGACTCAGTTAGAGCCCTTTCTGCTCCTGCAGAGACTGATCAACCTAAACTTTTGTCTAAATCAAGCAAACCTAAAGCCCTACCCAAACCAGAACCAGCCGACGAGTCTGTTCTCTTGGCCCAATTAGTCCAGGACCCAGAAGATGAGTGACGAGTCTAAGTTTTGCTCAGTCACCGGGTGCGGTAAGCCGATCAAGGCAAAAGGTTACTGCGGCAACCATTATAAGAAGTTTATCGAGCTTCCTAAGAAGCGCGCCGAGCAGACGGCCTTAACTAAGGTCGCAAAGCAGCAGCAAGCTTCTCAGAGAATGTCTGAGAGAGCCGCACACCTGACAATGGCGCAGCTCGAAAAGATCTTTCTTACGCCGTGCCGAACAGAGAAAGATCTAAAGAACTATATTAAATACTTTTTTAACCTCCAGCTGCCAGATTGCAAGGTTTCCCGCTATGCGGATACGACGCCTTTTCACGCGATATGGGAAGCTTATAATATTTGCGTTAACAACGATAATCCGCAAAATGTGCAAGAGTTGCTATACGTTGCCGGTAGGGGCTCTGGAAAAACACTTGGCATGGCTATCGCCGAACTTCTAATACTTTTGCACGATCAGCGCGATGTTGTTCATGTGGGTGCGATTCTATCACAGGCAAAACGATGCTACGAGTATCAGCAAAAGTTTCTGATGTCCGACAGAATTAAACCGTTAATTTTGCCACCTAAAACACAAGAAGCCGACCGTATTCTTGAAAAATTTACGATGGAAAAATCGGTATTTAATGTTACGGGTGAGAAGGTCACACTTGAAGTGATTCCATGCACATTAAAAGCCTGTTTAACTTCTTGTACTATGTCAATCGATGGCAATGGTGTGCCAAAAATATTAGCGGATTTTAAACCAGGGGATTTAATTAAAAATACTATTGGTTTTGTTGAAGTAATAGACAATCAACTTGAAGATGCGGAATGTGTCAGAGTAGAGTTAGAAGATGGAAGAATAATCGAAGGAACGCTTGACCATAAGGTTTGGACTCAACGAGGTTGGGTAGAATTGCAGCATCTTACTGATATCGATGACGTTATAACGATTTAATATTATTAATATTAGAGAGTGCATTATGGCTATATCGGTGCCAAATAATTTGCAATTAAAATTACCAAGATTTATCGTATATCTTATTGTAAAGTTTATAACTTTTAAACTTAACATAAACGGATACCTAATCGCAGGTTCGTATAGGAGATCTAAATTTATTTGCGGCGATATCGATCTCGTAATTCCAGCACATCTTATGCAAGATCTTGATTCTAAAATGAAAAGCATGGGCTGGTTCCTGAACCCTATGAGAAATCACAATGCAACTCTTAGCAGACAGTATCTTAAAAAGATTAAATTTTTTAATATAAGAAAGATAATAGTATTAGATATATTTCCGTACACTGATGAAAACCTTGGAAATGTTTTAGTTTTTGCAACCGGGTCGGCTGCCCATAATGGTAGAATTAGAAACAGCCTTGAAAGTCAAGGAATGTCGTGGAAAAATCCAGCTTTTATATTGATTAAATCAACCAATGAAAAGTTGACATTTAAAAGCGAAAACGATTTCTTTAATTTTTTAAATTTGAAAACAAAGCCACCAAGAGATCGATATGAATAATTTAATCAAGTCGTTAAAAACGCACAAAGAAGAATTGCTCGTAAAATCAAACGGTCAATGGCAGCTTTTAAGTAAAGCCATATGGGAAAAAGCACCTCATATTTCTCAAAACGCATGTATATGCGGTGGCTCTATGAGAAACGACAAAATGCACCACTACACCTGTGTGGATGCGAATTCTGCACCTAACAAAACTCAATACAATGCTAAACTTAATAAAATGTTTGCTGATTATCACGACGCTCTTGATGCTAAGTCTCCGCGGGCGTTGCAGCAGCATTCTGGTGCTATAAGAGATTTAGTAAACAATGCTAGCCCTGGATCCATTGATTTAGGGCACCTTAGTTACTTGCAAAATAAGGCTGCAGATGCTTTTAAAGCCTCAGATATGCCCCATCATGGTGGACTAAGATTTAGTCATGAAGATCTACGCAATGCCTTTGATCGTCATCTGGATGATTCTGTTAAAAATTTAAAAGATGTGCATGATCATCACGGCATTGAGGCTGTAAAGGGTTTAAGTAGAGCAATAGGAGCAAATATCGATCCTTATCATGAGGGCAAACATGGTCCTACTGTTTTTCACGATCACGACAATTTGGCACTAAAACCCCATCTAGTTGGCGATGTTCAAGCTTTGAATCTGGGCGCATACGGTCATCACAAGACTGTTTCTGCTACATCCCCCGGTGATATTCTTTATTACGAGTACGATAATAGCAACGCTAAACCTAAAGACGACGCGACAACAGCTCGCCACGAGGCGCTTAACGACAAGGTTTCTAGTACGTATGAAGATGCTCTGAGTGGCGATCTACGTAAATTGAAAGCACACGAAGACGCGGTCGTAGATCGCGGTGTTGCACATTTTAAACATCATCACGGTCTATAAAACTATAAATACTTATCATTTTGAGTATATAGATACTAGACATGGGATCTATATACCCAGGTGATATATGGCTAAAATTAAAAAGCTCGAGCGAACCGGTGTCAAACAAATAGCGAAACTTGAGGTTCGTTCTAATTCGGATCCGACAAATCCGATGTCTAATTCATTTGTTACGATCGATGGCACTATAAATCACAACTGCAACGGACCTCACGTACCGCTGGTTGTGGTCGATGAAATCGACACAGTTTCTGGCGAAGGATTAAAGGCATACAAAGAGATATCTGGTATGCTCGACTCCAAGCGGGGCAAGAAGCCGCTAAGAGTGGGTATCTCAACTAGAAAATCTCGATACGGGCTAATGAATCAAGCCATCGAGAATGCCGAGAAGCAGGGGAGACATGTTCGCCGCTGGACCGCGTTCGAGTTTACTGAGCGCTGCCCAGACTCTAGATCCGGTACGACTAAGCAAGAATACTATATCGACCAAAATTCATTCGACATGCGTCTTCCGTCTGAATACAATAAACTCAGCGAGCAGAAGAAAAAAGACTACGCGCCGTACGAGATGTATTCTGGTTGCCACAAGTGCCCTCTTGCGCCAATCTGCTTAGGTGACGCCAAAAATCAAACATCCACATCGCCGATGCTCAAGTCGATTGACGAACTTGCCCAGAAGATACTTTCCGAAGGTCCTGATTGGGCAATGTCACAGCTGATGAATCTTAAACCATCAGTTGAGGGAATTGTGTTTAAGGAATTTGATGAGCGTACGCACGTCAGGACATGGAATCAGATGTGGCTCACTCTTACCGGCAAGGAATTTCCTGGCGAGTGCAATCACGATATCTTTGTTAAGAAATGTTTAGCAATGGGTTTGCCAGCATACTCGGGTATCGACTGGGGATGGTCTAACCCTCATACTTTGGTAACTTTTTTCGTAGACTCTAAGGAAAACATCTACGTCGTCAGATGCGACGGTATGACGTACATATCTCGACCTGCCTGGATGCACCACGTCAAGAATAAGTGGCACCAGGCTTATCGGGTTCAGCTCTACTTCCCAGATCAAGCCGATCCGGGTGACGCAGTCGAGATGAGAAAGCTCGGTCTTCCCACATCAACTAACACTGACAAGGGCCAAGTAAACACTGGCATCCAGGTCATAAAGAAATGGTTAAAAGTCCCAGGAACCGGGGAGCCAAAGATATTTTTTGCACAAGAAACTTGTCAGCCCTTGATAAGGGAGTTCCAGCTCTACCATTACAAAGTAGATGCATCAGGTCAAATCACGGATGATCCTGATACAGAGCACGATCACTGGATTGACGCTTTGCGCTATGCGATGACTAATTTATTCAGCAAGTCAGCTGTCATCCTTTCTTCGGCTGGCTTAGACGTAGACATGGCTAAATTAGTTGATTCTACCGGCAGCTTCTTTAAACCGCCCACACCTGAAGAGTACGCTAAGGTAAACAACATTCCGTTTAATCCGGAAGTTAACCTGGATAAGATGGGTAAAATAGGAAGGCTGTCTGATATAGAGGATAACGAAGATCAAGGGTCGGACGGCGGTTTTATATGGACCTTTTGATCGTATAATATGGTTGTCTTACCGTCAGCTTGGAGACCAAGATGTCTTGGATTGAAGATATTAAAAAAGCAGTTACTGATTCTCTTCGTAAAGATATCGAGGACTTAACTAAGTCTGAAGCCGACCGTCTATCCGACTCTTCTCAGCCTAAAAATGAAGCTCAAGATCAGGGTCAGCTCGTTGGCAGCAAAGCTATACTTACCGATCCGTATTACGATCACGCTGCTCATAATTACTTTCTTTCTAAATCAAAAATCTCTAGAATAGCCAACCGCACCCTTAGAGAAATCTCTATGCGAGATTGGCTAGTAAATGCAATTTTGCAGATTCGTTGCGATACAGTTCTGCGCTTCTCTCGTCCTCAGGAGAAGAAGTATGACATGGGGTACCGGTTTGTTAAGGCCAACCAAAATGAACCAGTTACCCAAGAAGATATCGATAACATCCGGATGCTAGAAGACTATATTTATCACTGTGGTCGTACCGACGCAACGCCCCGCGGCGAGGAGATGCTGTTCGGTGAGTTCGTAAAGTTGATCACCTGGGACGCACTAACCTTTGGCCATATCGCCGTAGAGAAGGTGCTTACTCGCAAAGGTTCTCTCCATCGCTTTCGCCCTCTTCCCGCAGAGACTGTTTACCGTGTCAACCCAAACGTCTCCAAGGATGCGGTTGAGAATCAGGCAAAAGTCGCGCTGGAGCTTTACCACAAAAAGCGCTCTGACAATGACCCAAGGGGTGACGGTCAGATCAATACTCCTGACATGGAGTACCTAAAGTACGTTCAGCAGACCATGGACATGCGCGTCGTAAACGTGTTTGGCGATGAAGACATGGTCTTCAAACTCTTCAACCCAAAGAACTTTGCCGACTCCAACGGCTACGCGATCTCGATGGTCGAGCAAGCCGTGATCATGATCACAAACCATCTCAACGTTGAATCCTACAATGCAAACTACTTTACGCACGGATATGCGGCTAGAGGGATCCTGCATCTCAAAGGAACAGTTACTCAAAACACTCTGGCGTCTTTCCGTCGTCAGTTCTACAATACTATTTCGGGCTCGAATAACGCTTGGCGCACACCGATTGTATCAGGGCTGGATGATGTCCAGTGGATACCAATGTCAGGGTCTGCACGCGAGATGGAGTACATCAACTTCAATTCGCACGTCATGCGATCCATCTGTGCTCAGTTTCAGATCGACCCCATCGAAGTAGGTTTAGATTATCTTACAACCGCCAACGGTCGTGCCGCATCTCAAGCTAAAGAATCTGGACAATTCAAGATCACGTACTCTCGCGAGAGAGGTTTGCTGCCAATTCTTTACTTTATTGAAGATCTGATCAACCAAGACGTAGTCCCTGCTTTAGATAAAGAGCTCGCATCTAAATATAAATTTAAGTTCGTAGGGTACACAGACGACACGGCGCAAACCGATATCTCGCTTCGTCAAGCGCAGATGACCGTGTTTTCTTCTATGAACGATCTGCTTAAGAATGAAGATCGTAAACCTATTGACCATCCGATTGCGAATTTGCCGCTTAATCAAGCATTTTGGGGACTGGTCGACAAGATGATGACCAAAGGCGAGCAGCGAGAAGTCTTCTTAGGCGATGCAGGCGCGACTCAACGACAAGAACTCCAATATCTTCCTGGCGATCCAATGTTCCTGCAGTGGCAAAATATGCTTATGACTAAACAGGCTCAGAAAGAAGCAAAAGATCAGCAGCAACAACAGATGGCAATGCAGCAGCAGCAAATGGAACACGAGCAAGATCTTCAGCGCCAGCAGGTTGATCACGATACCGAAGGTAGAAAACAAGCAGCAGCTGAGGCCGCAGTAAAGGCAGGCCAATCGCCCGTGCAGCAATTGCAAGAGACTGCCAAAGAATTTGGCGCGACTCGCGCCTCAAACGTTGAAGGCAAGATGACAAGAAACCCAATCAACGTTGCCGCAGATACCGAAAAAGAATAACTTTATTAAATTAAACAATTTGTATAAATATCTCTATTGGGGGATATGTTATGGCATTCGTGATACTCGAGGGTGTAGATAGAAGCTTTAAGTCGTCACTCGCCAAGCTTTACGAGTCTCAGGGATACAAATCCATCCACTTCTCTGCACCTGATAAGAAATACTCTCGGACCGGTTACACCGGCCCATCCTACCTAGATGATCTTGTGGAGATGCTTGTCGGTCTATCAGGTCAAGATATCGTCTTCGATAGATCTTGGTACGGTGAAACAATTTGGCCGTTTATCTATAGTCGAAATCCGCTCCTTAGCGACGAAGATATCGATGTTCTGCGCGACATTGAAGACCAGAATAGTACCACTCGTATTCTAATGGTTGACACTAATGTTGAGGCACACTGGCAGAGATGTTTAGACAACAAAGAGCCTCTATCTTTGTCGCAGTTTAAATCTGCATATCAACTTTATGCCGCAATGGCGGATCGTTATGGTTTCAGTATAAAGACCAAACACGATTTTGTCCCTCAAGAACCAGAGGTCAAAGAGATGAGCCCAGAACCAAAATTAGAATCTAAAGTTTTCGCTGCGTCAGTTTCAACCAGCGAAACCACAAATGTCGTCAAGATGGATACGCCAACCAAGCTTACGCCAGAGCAGCAAAAGCTTCAGCAAGCCAACGCTATCAACGATATCCTTTCCTCCAGGATCGTGAAGAAAAAAGGGTCAGAATACGACTCGATTGAGATCCGCGTTCGGGAATTTCTCAACCAAGAATTGGCAAAACTTCTAGGGACAGATAAGCCCCAAGTCTCCCTCCCATTCACAAGCGAAGAGATCACGCTACTTAAAGCTCTCGCAAATCGTGTAAAAGATAAACGAGCGTAAAATACGGAGTAACGCATGAAAATCGTAGATTCGCAAAAGAAGCGCAGCAAACCCACCGTCAACCGCGTCGCAGAACTTGAGCGCGAAGTTGCAAACTTAACAATGGCGGTGAGAGTTTCTCAAGCACTGCTTAAGCAGTTCATGGAGCAGATTCGCCCCATGCAGGAAGATCTGACGCGCTTCTATGCTGCCCTCAACGACACCCAATACAAAACAAGTGCCCTCCTGGACTCTGTGCCTGGCGTCTCTAGAGAGCAGATCGCAACCCTAGCAGACAAGCTCAAACTAGCAGACTGGCAAGAGTCATCTGACAAAGATGATCAAACCCGAGGTCTCGTTCCTGCAGACACCGTGTCTTCAGACGAAGACATCGTTATCATCGCTTCTACGACGCCAGATGAAGCAGAAGATAAGGGGATCTTCCGGTCTAAGTCTTTGCTTAAAGACATCGCGAACCAAGATATTGTTTCCGGTCTCCTAAGCAAATCTGTGGGGGCGACTGTAGAAACCACCATCAACGGCTCGCGACACGTAGTAGAACTTCTTGGCGTAAGAACCACGCCAAAGGCATAACACTAGCGAAACCTAGTTGAGACCAACCCCCAACATCGGGGTTGGTTTTTTATATTGACTTGCGGAGTATAACGTCTAGAGCAAACAGCTGCGAGTCAAAGATGAGCGATCTAAAGGAAAGATTCAAATCTAGATGCCCCAGGAAGCTGGACAAACCAACAAACGAGTGGTGTCCACTGGCGGTGCTCAGACTTAAAACCTTGCGAGCCTCTAAGAAAGAACTCACTGAGGCTGAAGAGGCAGTTCTGCCAGGTTGTCCGTGGGCTATAGATGATCAACTTTCGGGATATTGCTGGTTCTCGTACGAGGCCAACCACATGCCGGAAACCCCATCGTCAGATGTCGACATCGCAGCCATGCTGCACGTCTCCACTGACACCGTCAAGAAGACCGCTGAACGTGCCATCAATAAGTTGCAAGCCTGCCAAGCCATCAAGGAAATACGCGAGTCGCACAAAGACGAACCCGTCGTCGAGTCCTCATTTTCGCTAGATGATGAGACGGTCTATTGCGACTAGCAGTGTCGCTCTACAACGGTTAACTGTCGGATTTTGTATAATAAATCTGGCTGTTTAGCTATTTGGAGGGTGAGATGGCTGTTGATTTTAACGACTTCATAAAGCACACAAAAAGATCTGGTCAAGTAATAAAGAAATTCAAATGTTCTTGCGATAAGTGCGGCCTTGATAGAGGCTATCAACCTAAAAATAAAGTTTATAAACTTTGTCTGGATTGCGTAAGGTATTCGCCAGAATACATAGAAAAGCATCAAAAAGCCATAAAACAAACCAGATCTTCGCCGGAAAGTCGAGCAAAAACTATTGCTTATAACGCGAAGAGATGGGAAGATTTTAGAATTGCCAAGACTTTACGAGATCGTACTGCAATATCAATAATTGAATCTAAAAAACTTACGCATTATCTTTATGCACATTATCGCGTGGATAATGGTAAACTTTTCTACGTCGGCATCTCTTCAGAACACGGTCCTCAATTTAGGAGGTATTTAGTAAATAAAGGCAGAAACACCAACTGGCACAAAACAGTAAACGAGGCGGGCGGCTGGTTCGTTAAAATAATAAAATGTTTCAACTCTAGGCAGGAACTAGAGCAAGCAGAAATAGCAACCATCTGTCTGATGCGTTTTTTAAATATTCCAATTGTCAACATAGCGACAGGCGGTGGTCGAGGATCGCTGGGTCTAAAATGCAGACCAGAAACCATTGAGAAATTAAGAAAAGCGGCAACAGGTAAAAAGGCAACAGAATCGACTAGATTGCTTTTATCTCAAAAGTCAAAACAAATGTGGCAAAACCCAAATCATAAAAATAAAATAAACTTAACGCCCGTAAATCGTAAATCTGTTGTTTGCTTAAATAACAATATGCGATTTGAGTCAGTTCATGCCGCCGCTAAATGGTTGAACGTTAAACCTGGGGTAATTTCATATTATGCTAAGAATGGAAAACCGTATAAAGGATTTAGGTTTTCTTACGCAGTAGAATCATAAGAGTAATGAATTAAGGATTTTACTATGGCCACAAAATTTGATTCCTGTGCGACGAACGCGCTTCGGGATACGCAGTCAGAGATATTAGACATCCAAGGTGCTGATATTTCTGACCTATTGGCGGGTCGCGGAATCGTCAACGACAACCATAGCAACAAACTGCCAGATGTCGTTGGTCGAATAACTGAAGCAAAGAAGATTTTCGGCCCAGAAGACTGCGAGAATGATAGGCATCGATATTATTGGAACAAAGTTAAATCGCCCTATATTTATGTTGCCGGTACGCTTTATGACGACGAAGATCATCGCTCCGCTAAGGCTGCAGCCGCGATCCTGAAGCACCAATTCCGCACCGACTCTCCTCTCAAACTAAAATGCTCAGTAGAAGGCGGCATCTTAGAAAGAGGAAAGAAAGATCCAAGAGTTCTAGCAAGAACCAAGATTAGGGGGCTAGCGCTCACATTTACGCCAGCAAATTCAAATACTTTGGTCGAAGGCCTTGATCTCGCCAAGTCTGCACCAACCGCCGAAGAGATCGACCTCATCAAATCCTACGCGCCGCACGCTGTGATCAATGTTCCGGCCTTGATCGATCTTTCTCAAAGAACCTCGATCGCCAAGATCCGCGAGAACGTCGAGAAGATACACGAGACCGTCAGCGCTTTAAAAAAAAACAATAATTCGCCCGAGTCGTTAGATAAAGCCCTCACTGCCGGCTACGGTGGGGCAGAGACGCCAAATCTTAGAGCCGGTGGATCTGTGCTTCAGACTGAATCTTTAGACCAAGGTCGATCATTCAGATATATAGATTGCCCCAACTGCGGCAAGGAGCAGGTCTACATGGCGCACCAGACAAAGTGCCGATCATGCAACAAGAGCTTTCCATTTGACACGTTGACTAAGTTCTTCTTATCTAAGTGATCTTGGTATTATATACTGGTAACACTGGGCGGTAGGGTATGGATTCGAACCTAAAAGCACTTCAAGAAATAAACGCTTTGGAGAAACAACTCCAAGAATTTCAACTGCTTGTTAAGGCTCAAACCATGGGCCAACGTCTCAGGCAGATGAGCACGCAAACTGAGAGCGCGACACCGCAAGAAGCTGCACAGCCAAGAATTTTCACTCCAGCTCAAGCACAGCCCGCCCGCGCCCCTTCGAAAGAACAACCAGCAGAATACAGTTCCCTAAGACAACCAAAAGCTCAGCGTCCCTTGCCCGAAGATTTGGCAAACCTGATACAGAATCACTACGCGGACGACGCAGAGCTAAAAGATCTGCACAATTTCCACCAGGAAGCAAACAACAGAATCAAGGACAATCCCGGCGCCATTCCTGAAGAAGTGTTTGATACTGTAGAATCAAAAATGCATAGTCGTATAAAGGATTTAAAGGGAAAGCACGGCGAGATATCAAAACAAGCCGCAGCAGCCATGGAGAATCATTCTTACGATCCTCAAATACAGGCTTTGCGCGATATGCATCAGGCGCACATTAAAAGTCTTAGTTCTGGCAGTTCAGACCACACTACCAACGATACTAAAAGATTAGAAAACGCAATAGTTGAACGTGCTAACTACCTCGAAAGTTTGACCCCTGAGCAAGCTAATCCATTCGCCGATATAAGACGCCGAATTGGCGGATCACCAAGCAACGAGATCGAACTCACGCCTAAAGATAAGAAAAAACTTAAGCGTTATGTTTCTCAGGGCGAAATGTCACCGATGCAAGTCGCTGCGAAGCAAGCTGAAAAATCGCAAATAAAAGATTATGTTCGCAGCTATTCCGGAGAGTCATCAGAGCAAGGTCTTTCCTTCCAACTGGCTGGCAAACCGATTATGGAAGCTTATGGTAAGTCCTCCGAGCGCCCTTCTAAAAGTAGACACTTCGTGCACTACGATGGAAAACCAGTGGGTGAAATAGAAGTGCATCACAAAGGTGCTTCAGGTGGAGAGCCTTATTTTAAAGTCAAGATGCACGAAAGACAAGATCTAGAAAACGAAGTCAAAACCGCTATTGCTGAGCATTTGAAGAGTCCAGAATTTAGACAGCAGATGAATGCTTACGATAAACCATCTAAAGAAATTGAAGAGATTGAAAAACTAAGACCAGAAAGATCGCGCACGTCGACCATAGATGAATCTGATCCCGAAGCAGTAAGACGGGAACAAAAAGAACTTCGCGAAAATATTAAAGAATATCAAAAAGAGAGAGATCCAACCTCTGCTAATGTCACGCCTAAGGCGCCTCTTAAGGAGTTTAGTCGCGAGCAAGCTTTAGCGAGTCAACGCACTGCTGCCGCGCCAGCTGCTCCGCAAAAACAAAAGAAACAAATTTCTGAAGAAACTAAGAAATTAAGAAGTGAAATACCGAGTGTTAAAGCGGCAAAAGAAGCAGAACAACCAGGCGATCCACTTGATCAACTGGTCAACCATCCAGATCCGGCGGTCAGAAATCAAGTCATAGATTCTTTTCTTCAGCACGGAAATCAGTCTGTGATTGAACGACTTTTAAGTCACTCAGACGATGAGGTTGCGCAAAAAGCATTTAATCGTCTTAGGGAGTTAAAAAAGATTAATAAAGAAAAAGCAAAATAGTTTTAATATGACTTTTACAGTATAACTTTTGAGTTATTTGCTGCTTAACTATAGCAGCATGATATATTGAACTACGAATGTTAGTGCATTCGATTTTAAGGAGAAAAGTGAGATGAGCAATCCAGTGCAAGTCCTCGACAAGATTAAGAGAAACCTCGACGCAGTTGGCGTTGCGGCTACTCGAAACGCAACCTCAGTCACCGCAGCTGGTTTGACCATCAGCTATGTTGACGCTTCCATCCAAAGCCCGATGGGCGGTGTGAACGGCGACACTTCGCCTTTCCTCGGCATCGGCATCGGCAACCCCGGCACGCTTAAGGTTAAAGGCGCTGCTGGTGAAAACTCTATCGCCGCCATTTTTGTGAATGCTTCCGACCTAGCAGTTCTAGCTTGCTGCGCCCGTTTTGCTAACGACGTCGTTGTCGAAGCTGGCGACACTGCTACTGAACTTGCTCGTCTTGCTGGCCACCCTGACCTTAAGATGATGGGCCAATAAGGCTTAGGAGGCAACTACCATGGAAAAGAATCTCGCTAAAAGTCTTACCGATCTTATCGACGAGACGCTTGCTGAGATCGAAGCTCTGAAGAAGAGCGATCGCTTTTCCGCGGAAGAGATTGAACTGGATCACGGCGCAGACGGATCCACTGAAACTCACGCGGTCAGCAAAGCCGACGAAGAAGATGAGAAAGAAGAAGATAAAGAAGACGAAGAAGAAGAGCACGAAGACGAAGCCAAAAAAGCAGAACACGCTTATAAAAAGGCAGAGGAAGAGTGCGAGAAAGCTGAAAAAGCTTACAAAGAAGCCATGAAAAAGCGTGAGATGTGCAAAGCAGAACACGATAAACACATGGGCAAGGCCGACGAAGAAGACGAAGAAGAAGCTGAAAAAGCCGAAGGCGTCAACGAAATGGCCAAAGAAGATAAAGAGAAGAAGATGAAAAAGATGGAGAAGAAGCTTGCCAAGTCAATCGAGGCTCGCGTCGCTCCTCTTGAAAGTCAAATCAGCCAAGTTCTCGAAGCTGTTAAGAAGCTCGCAGATGCTCCGGTTCCTGCTCGCGGCGCGACGTATAAAAACGTTCAGCCCCTAGCAAAAGGATCAGTCGAAGCTGAGCCGCTTAACAAGTCTCAAGTTCTCGGCGAACTCATCACGCTAAAGAAATCAGGTAAGGAAGTTCCTACTGAGGATGTCCTCAAGGCAGAGATCGGATCCGCATCCGAGCTGCAAGAAATCGCAACCAAATACGGCATTAAGTAATAAGGGAGATAAGAGAATATGTATCAAGACGCACTTAATCAAATCATGCAAGGTCTGGAGCAAGGTCTCGTCTCCCAGGCTGAAGTCGAAAACCTCAACAAGGCTCTCAGCGCTGGCTACGGCTACGCTGGTCGCCCGACCGACCTCACCTACGGTGGCGTGATCCAAACGGAATCGCTGGAATCGACCCTTAAAGTCGTGACCTTCGATATGAAAAACCTGAAGCTGTGGCCTGCCCTCAGCATCGACAAAGCCTACAACCTGTTTGAGCAGTACAACCGTCTCGTCGGTTACGGCTCTGACGCTTCGCCTTACATCGGTGAAGGTGGCGCTGGCCAAGAAGAAGACTCCACGTACGTACGTGACGGTCAAAGGATCGCCTTCTTCAGTAAGCGTCGTAAGGTGAGCCACCAGATGACCCTCGTCCGCACCTCTGTGGGCGACGTCGTTGCTCAGCAAGCAAAAGAAGGAACTATGGACCTTCTGAAAAACGTCGAGCGCGAACTCTACTGGGGTAACGCGCACTTCACCGACGCCACCGGTGCACAAACCGGCGCGACTGCTGACCTTCCGGTCAACACCATCGCGATGTCTGGTCTGCTCCAGCAGATCCTCAAAGGTGACACCGACAGCCAATTCATCTCCAAGGACTTCCAAGGTTGGGGCGCTGAGTCCTCCTCGATCGTTCTTGACCTCGCCGGTGCAACCCTCGCTCAAGACGACATCGAGACCCTCGCTGTTAAAGCTCTTGAGAACTTCGGTTCGCCTACTCAGTTCCACGCTGAGCCAATCGTGATCTCCGCTTTCGTTCGTCAGTTCTATCCTCAGTTCCGCTCTGAGCCAGGTCTCAGCGGTCAAACTGTCGGCTACGACGTGTCGAAAGTGACCACGACCGCTGGCGCGATCGACCTCAAGCCAAACCTCTTCCTCCGTCCTCGTCAGCAGGTTCGCGCCTCTGCCGTGAACGCCAATGCTCCTGGCGTTGCTGGTCTCAGCATCGCTGGAACTGCCGCTGGCGCAGGCTCCGACCTCGCCGCCGGTACGTACCACTACGCCTTGACGCTGTGCAATGACTTTGGTGAGTCTGCCCCAGTTCTCACCACTTCCGCTGTTACCGCCACCGCTGGCCAAAGCGTCACCATCGCGATCACGGGCGCCGTCCCCTCCAGCGTGAAGTACTTCAAGCTGTACCGTACCACCAACGGTGGAGCAGCTACGACCGCTCAGTTCATCGGCAACTACCGCCTCGGGATCTCCGCGATCGTCGACGCCGGTAAGAAGCGCCCAGGACTTGGCGAAGCTTTCTTGCTGGACCTCAGCTCTGAGTCGATGAAGTTCAAGCAACTTGCCCCTCTCGCAAAAATGAACCTGGCCGTCGTGACTACGGCTTTAGAGTTCCTTTTGCTCATGTACGGAGCGCTATTTGTTTACGCACCTCGCTTCCAAGGTGTTATGAAGAACGCTGGCAAGTAAGTTATTAAGATCACTGATTAAAGTGATACTGAGGGCACCCGTTATAGGGTGCCCTTTTTGTCTATCATTACACAAACAACGCACCTTATGTAAAGATTTCAACTTTAACAATATACTGACCGCTCTTCGTGTATAATAGACAAAGAGGGTTCTTTATATGCTAAATCGTGAACGTACAAAAGAAGTATTCGGATACGACATCGATCCGTCAGTCCGCCGCCGCACGAACGCTGAGTTTGCATCCGCCAACAAAATCTCCAAGAAGAAACTAAAGGTGATCGATAATTGCCCATCCTGCGGCGTCGAGCGAGTAATCACATTGCGCGCGTCGCGCAAAAACGCGCTGTGCTATAAGTGTCACCACAACCGACCAGAAATGATCAAGGCAAAGCGAAACCAAAGTAAGTTTGTCTCAGAAGAATCTAAAAGGAAGATGAGTGAAAGTCACTGGTCTAAACAAGGGATGGAGTCTCCCTTTAAAGGTCGGAAGCACACTAAATCCGCCAAACGAAAACTATCTCAAGCGACTAAGGTCTGGTATCAGAATGCCCCCAAAGAAGAAGTTTTACGAAGAGCGATAAAGGCTTCGTGCACTGTTCGTAGTATTGAGGTTGAAGATTTTGATGGATGGGCTGTTGAGGGGCAGCGCAAAGAACGAAGCTCACCAGAATATAAAGCTTTTGAGATCGCTGTTTTACAGCGCGATAAAAATAGGTGCACAGCGCCCGCCTGCATAGTTAAGCGTAAAAGCAACTTAACCGTTCATCATAAAGACGGCTTCCACTGGTGCGTCGAGCGTAGATTTGACGTAAGCAATGGCGTCACGCTATGCCACGCACATCATAAAGAGTTTCATGACGAGTACGGTCGACGCGAAAACACCGAGGCGCAGTTCGATGAATGGATAGCAAGGATGCGCGCGAACTACAGCGCACCAGTCAGGTTGATTATCGTGTGCGGGCCTTCTGGCAGCGGAAAATCATGGGTCTGCAATCAGCTCTCAGACCATTATTCCTACGTGTCCTTTGACAAGGTGCCCAAGGAACAGCACCTCCTGAAGGTAATGCAGCTCGCGAGTCAATGCCCAGACAAACCAGTACTTTATGATCCATTTAGAAAGGCGTCGACTATATTCTCTAGATACAGCCAAGTTTGGCCATGCGAACTTATCGCGATAGATGAATCGTTAGACACGATCTGCGAGAGAATAGCGAGTCGCGGCGGGGTCCCAGACCGCGACGAGATAGCGAAGGCCGTAAAGCGCCACAGATCTACGGTCGCCAAATCTCATTTTTCTGGAACATCAGCTGAGGTTTTAAACTATCTACGTTCTCTCTACCCCAAAGTATAACAATATTGCCCATATATTCGAGGACCACCATGGCTTTACTAAACTTCTCTGGATCTGTAGTAAAAGGTACGCCAACAACATTGACTCTGGATAAATCTGCCTTATCTGCGCTTGCGCCAGTGGCCACGGATCTTTACTGGACCGTTGACGCCAACATCAGCAGAGTCGTCGCACATTACTCCTCTGACGAGGGCAATCAGAGAAAGATTCTAACGTTCGACTATTCGCCGGCGGCACCGGAAGCATCGCTTTCGCTCAGTTTGCGTGCGAGATCTGTATATTCTTTAGATATGCTAGTTCTGGTTGACTTCGACGGTGGAACTCTAACCCTGACCAGGGAGACGTTGGCTAGTTTGCTGCCAAACATCTCTGCTTTAGATTTCTCCGCCTCAGATCCTGAGTGATCATGAAGAAGACTCAAATACTCAAGAACGTGTGGCTCGTGTCTTTCGATACCCAGGAAGATCTGGCCCTTTCGTTTTTGCGCTTTCAAGAGTGCTACGAATCGCCGAGATTTCGTGGCCAAGCATTCTCATTAGATGAGTTTAAAGCATGGTACGCTGCCGAGAACGGATCGTTCTCGTACGTCGATGACTGGTCTGGCTTCAATATCCCGTCGTCGATGTTTGATCCGTTTAAACGCGGTAACTTTGATCCGCTGTCTGATAGGGAGAAAGCACTGATCGCTGCGTTCGTGGACGAGCCCCAGCCGTTCTACGTAATCGGCGCCAACGAGGGTTCAGACGCTCTAGAGCACGAGATCTGCCACGCGCTGTTCTACGTGGATCCTGAGTACCGCGCCGCCGCGCAGAAGATAATCAGTGACAACCTAGACAAGCTCGCGCACCTCTTCCTCGAGGTGGCCGATATGGGTTATCACCAATCTGTACACGTTGACGAAGTACACGCGTATGTGTCGGCCAATCCGGATTGGTTGACCGACAACGATCTTAAGTGCGATGTTAAAATTACTAAACAATTACAAGATCTTAAGCTTAAAGCGGTACTTAGAAATAAGATCTGATTTCCGAAGTTGTCAACCTCGGAAGCTGGTATAATTACTTCAGCTTAACGAGGAGAGACTGCATGTCAAGAGCCATCAATTTACCCACAGGTGCCAGCCGAGTTGCGGATGTCGGTCTAGTGTGGCGTGAGATAAGTTCTGGTTTTTCAGGAACCTGGGAAGTGCCAAAGTACTGCGCAATTCGAGTCCGAGCTACAGCCGCTGGAAACGTAGTTCTAGATGGTGTACTTGCGGCAGGGCTTACTGCGGGTGAGATTTTTTATCTCAATGCTGGTCGCGGAACAAACTCTGACAAAAAAGACACAGTAACGCTCGTTGTTTCAGGTGCGGCGTACGTGCAGATCGGTCTAGAAGTAGACAGGGACTAACATGAGCTTATCTTCTCTAAAAGAGCTTCTTCTCCGCAAGACTGAAGATGAGTCGTTAAGAACTATTATTCAAGTTATCGCAGACGAGGTGTTGACTAATCAGGTCATAGAATCTTTGCGCAAGATGGCGGAAAATAAAGCTTCAGGTGGCGCTGCCAATGCCGCAATCAAGCATTTTGCCAACGAGATCAAAAACGACACCAAAGATCCTGCCACATCCAGTCGTCTTCCAGACATGATTCGCGAAGCTTTAAGCCACCATGCATCGCGCTATAAAGCCGCTTTGGCAACCGGTAATAAAAAGCTAGCCAATGAGCATGCCGGTAATTTTTTTAAGATACTTAGATTCGGTGTTCAAGCAGAACCACACACCGGCGGTGCGCTGCAGATTGATCGAGTTGACATAAAACCGTGGGAAAGAGGACATCCAAGAAATTTAGAAACGTTCGCCCAGCGAATAGCTAGAGACCCTGCATATGCGGAAAAAGTTAACACTTGGCATCTGCCCGGCGGCAAGGGAAAGGGAAAGATGCACCAAGGTCTTTTAACGCCAAACGCATACATAAACGACACTAAGGGTGCTTTTAGATTTGAACCTGCAGGTAACGATTGGTCGTTCCTACAGAACGATCCCCATGAATCAGAAATGGCAGAAGTAAGCACCCACGGTCACGTTGGCGCATATCCAATGGAGCATGTCGCAATCAATGGCAAGCATATATCTATTGACCCAGTTGAAAACTTATTTGACGGAAACAAATCTCACGCATTCGACAACCATCCAATCATGAAGCTAAGCGACCTTAAGCAAAGCGAAATACCAGACGGTAGCGATCGGGCAATGCAGTACATGATTGATCACGAGGATTTCTACGATACACCTCATTTTGCTGCTCACACTGCTCATCAAAACTCACTGCGAGAATCAGGGGCGCACGAATCGCGTGGTCAGCAAGTTGGAGAACCAGTCCACCCTACATCTAAAAAAGTTGATCCATGGTACGAATCCAAAGGGTCTAAAAAATCTTCTGGCAAGAGCGCCGATCCTATGCGCTCTGCTCAGCAGATATTAAAATACGGCACGTCTGCTTCAGCGCCTACCGCTCCGTCAGCGACACCTGCTGCGCCGGCTAAAAAAGAAGAATATACCCGCTCCCCTGATGTGCAAGCTCTTTGGGATTTATTGCCAGGAAAAAAATCGTAGGATTTACTTATGCCAAAAGGCGTCATAGAAACACCATCACAAGAGAAGAAGTGGGAAAAGGCCAAAGAGATTGCCGCAGAGCAAGGCAAATCTAAGCGTTGGCCTTTAATAATGCACATCTTCAAGCAGATGGGCGGGATGTCTAAAGCTGATCAAGATCATCAAAATATTTTAGTAGAGCGTGCATTAGCTGCCCAGGGGAAAAAGACCACCATTCCGCAAGAAGCTCACGAAGCTCTACATGCCTGGTGGCAATCTAACAAAGATCGACTGCTGTCACCAGAGCAGAAACAAAAGATCAAAGACATACAATCAGTTAAAACCAAACGCGCTGGCATGCACTTAGTTAAAGCTGAATACTTGCAAAGTCTTCAAATTGCATTGAGCGCTTTAAAGTCAGAATTAATAGAAGATCTGTCTAAAGCAGATGACGTAAAGAAAAGTTATCGTAGGGATTGGGCCCAGCACCCGGATCACACCCCGCAAGAGCTTGAGCAGATGCAAAAGCTTATCCAAGCGGGATACCATCCCCGCGAAGCAGCACACATGGTCTCGATTAAAAAGGTTGGATCTAATAAGCGCGGACGAGGCGAGGCAGAGACATACGAGCACGCCTTAAGGTCGCAAATAAACCCAACAGAATTATCGCCAAAAATCTTAGAAAGATTGCGTCCAATGGCAGCTCAACTGCTTGAAGCGCAAAAGGCTAGAGAAGCAGAATCGCTCGTTCCCGAGGAAAATCCTGAACTGTATGCGCAACACAAACGACAGCAGGCACATAGTCAAGTTTATTCAGATTATAACAAGGCATATGAAAACTTTTTAGGCTCTGATGAGCTCAAGAATGCGAGCCCCGAAGATAAGCTTAAACGAATTTCAGAATGGAAGAAAAACTGGCACCGACAGAACGCAGATCGAAACAAAGAAATTCTAGGATCCGCTAAAGCTGGTCAGGTGTTTCAAGAAAGTCGCGAAGCAAGAAAGCAGCGTCTAAAAGAAGAGAAGCAAAGACTAGCTTTAGGTTTTGTCCGCGAAACTCCTCAGGCACAATCTGAAGGCTTAGGGCAATCAGAAGGTATCGAAGAACCAGTCGAAGGAATACAGCAAAGCGAATCTCAGATCAAAGAATCCGAGAAACAGGGAATAAAAGAAGATGAACCTTCTTTTGCCGGTTCTGCAGCGGTTGCTGCTCAACATATGGGATATAAGTCTAAAGAAGACGACGACGAAAAGGGTTCTGGCGTTTCTGAAGAGTGGGATCCATATTCACTATTTCAACAGAGACATGGCAAATACATTGAATCAGTACTTAAACCTGAGGTTCAGGCTTCTCAGGCAAAATTAAAACCTCAAACTCAAGCTTCTGCGCCGCAGACACCGGCTGAAACCGGTGCAGCGCCCGCACCTGCGCCAGAAAAACCAAAAGTTGTAATTCGTCGCGCGGCAAAACCAGATCAGCACGAACGCATGCAGCGCATTGATGCGGCTAAGATGTCGCTCCAAACAAAGAAAGACTAAGTGATGGGAATATCTAACTCACCATTAAATCCGCCCTTCCCGTTCATGAACAGTGAGCAGGAACAGCCGTCGGTAACAAGATATCTCCCCCTGCCGACTGCGCAAACCTTAAAAGAGACAAGTTTGTTTGGGATCCCTTTGAAGTCTGCGCTTACTGGTCAGACCATCTCCGACACCACGCTTAATGACTATATCACTAAGGCTATTTCTAGATTAGAGCACGAGCTCAACATTTTTATTACGCCCGTGGCATTTGAAGAGCGTCACGACTATGATCGCGAGATCTGGACTCAGCAGTACGCTTGGATTAAACTTAACAACTCACCCATACTGAATTGTCAATCCGTGCAGTTAAGTTTTGGTAATGGAACTCCGCTACCGCCGCTGGTCGAGTTTCCGCTAGAATTTGTGTATGTCAACGGTCAAGAGGGTGCGATACGTCTAGTGCCGGTCCTGGGGACAGCTACATCTGGTTTTGTATTGTCATCGTTCGCCGGCGCGCAATTCATGGCGCTTATGGCTATGGGCGTATTTAATTTTCCGGGTGCAGTTTTAGTTAAATACCGCGCCGGCTTTGAGCCAGACAAAGTCCCCGCCATGGTTTCTGGCTTGATAGAGAAGATGGCCGCGCTAATGGCGCTCAGTGCTTTAGGTCACCTAATTTTTCCATACAGCTCAATCGGCATCGGACTCGACGGAACTTCGCAAAGTGTAGGTACACCTGGTATCCAGTTCCTTACTGGTCGTATCGCTGACCTAAAAGAGCAGGTACAACAAGAACTAGATGCTGCTCGCAATTACTATCAAAAGAAGCTGTTGATCGACTTTTTCTAATAGAAATACTTAAGGTAAACCAATGCCAAAAGCGCTACATAAAAACAAATGGCGAGACATCAAGGGCATCGAGAAGTGCGAAGATGGCTTTACTTACCAGCTCGACGGCGTAGACGGTAAGGTTTACCACCGCGAGATCGACGACCTCGACTTCTCCAAAGAAGATACTCATGAGATCACCAACCCTGATGGCTCGATCACCCGCGGCCCAGGCAAAGAACCGTTACGCAAACCGCTCAAAAAATCGCTCATCGAAAGGTGGGAACTACTTAAGGCGCAGATCAGCCACGAGATGGCCTTCATGCCGATGCGAGAACAAAATGAAGACGATCAAGGAGCGTCAGCTGGAGGTCAGGTTCCTGATGACGCTGATACAGCTCAAACTGCTGGCAGTCAAGAGGTAGATCAAAGCGCACAGCAACCCATAGAGGACCCAGATGCCGAGGACCAATCAGACGCAGTGGATATTTCATCTCTCCAGGGAGATCAGGGTCCTGATGCTGACGCTCAAGAGGCTGCGCCTGAGCAAGGCGCGCCCAGCCAAGATACAGACGAGTACGACGAGGAGAAGTTAATCGACCTTCTTCGTCAAGAGGGGTACTCTGACTCTGAAATAGCTTATATCGTTCACGGTCACACGCCTGGCGGTGGCGACCACGAAGCTCGAGCTATGGATCTCGAGCAACAGCGCCAACAGGAAAAGCACGACCATCACATGGATCGCATAAAAGATCAGACTGATATTCAAACCGATCACGCTAAGCGTATGGCCGATCTAGAATATGAGCACGCCAAGAAGGAGAAGGATCTCCGGATCAAGCATCTCGAGGAAGAGCTTAAGACCAAACTAGAACATCTAAAGAATAAGGGCAAAATCGATGGAAAAGCTAATTAAATCCCAAAATGGTCAATGGTCGCTAGTTAAAAACGAAATGTCTAAAGAAGATGTTTCCATCGTCCCATCGCCATCCAACCCAATTAAAGGTGGAGAAGGCGTTAACGAGATGGCCAAAGAAGAAGGGTCAGAAATGATGTTCTCTGATCTTGAACAGATTGTCCACCACGTCCAAGAAATCAGGGAGCATATGAAAGCCTCCGAAGACTCCCCTGACTGGCTAAAGGCGCAGGTCACCGAGGCGGCGCAGAATCTTTCCGGCGTTGCGCATTATATTCAGGGCAAAAAAGCGAAAGGTAAATAAGATGAATTCGTTGCGCAAAGGTGCAGTTAAATCTAGCGTGGTTGAATGCTCTGGGCCGGGCTGTAAGAAGAAAATATCTAAACTTACCGCTACACCTATTCGCAACGTTGTTTTTGACAGAAACACTAACAAACAAAAAGAATTAAGTCCAAGACAGTGGTTGTGCGATGATTGCTTAAAATCGCAGAGCCAAGAGTCTCTTAAAAAAGATGAGAACTCAAAGAAACGCCTTAATCCAGATACTACACCTACCGGTCCACGCCCTATGGCTGGATCTCTTAAAGATGTGGCAGCTGAGCTCAGTCGCTTTGCGGGGCCTAAGGTTAAAGTTAAACCTGAAAAATTAACCGAGTTAGAAAGATTAGCAATACAAGAAACTAAAAAACATTTTGGCAAGGAAGATCTTTCTGACCACCCGGATCATATTAAAAATATTATGGCTCGTCACAAGGCCGTCATCCCGGCTAATCACCAAGATCGCACAACTATGGCCGGATACATAAATCAGCTTCATTTTTCAAAAAACCCGTCGCAGCGCGCCGAGGCCAAAAGATTGTATGATGTCCACATATCAGGCGGTGGCGCGTATGTTAAAGAACCTGATTTAACAAAATCAAACGCAAACATCGACGCACAACTGTACTCTGACGGATCTATCGACGTTATCTTTGGTGAAGATGTTTCTGACATACTTGAAAAAACCGTTGTTGCTTATTTGCAGTCTCAAGGATATGACGAAGTTCTAGAAAAAGGTCTTAAGGCTAAGCATAAATCAAAAAAGGGCGGGATGACTGCTGCTGGTGTGAAGGCTTATCGTCGCAAAAATCCGGGCTCTAAGTTGCAAACAGCTGTAACTGAAGATAAGCCAACGGGCAAGCGGGCAAAGCGTCGCCGTTCGTTTTGTGCTAGGATGTCTGGTGTAAAAGGACCTATGAAAGATAAGAACGGAAAACCCACTAGAAAAGCGCTCGCGTTAAGGAGATGGAAATGCTGAAAGAAGAACTTAAAAATCTCTACAAGGCAAAACCAGAACTCATCGAAGAGCATAAGCGCTTAGTTGACGTTCTTAGAAGTGGTTCGAAGAAAGAGCAGATCAAAGAAGCTGAGCGCCAGCTAAAAGAACTTAAAGAGATGGTCGGCAAGGCCGATCGCTGTTGGGAAGGATACGAGCCGACGCCTGGAAAGAAACCTTATGAAAAGGGATCTTGTCAACCCGTTAAAAAAGAAGAATCATCGGGTAGAGGCTGGCAGATAAAGATTAAAAACAAACCGGGCTATCATGACGTAAAAGACGTAGTAGATATGGGGCCTCAGCAGCACAACTCGTATGTCTTGCATGACGGCACGCAAGTCCACCACGATCAGGTGGAAGATTTGACTATATCGCCAAAGCGCGGACCGGTGAATATTAGAAAAGAAGATATTGAGAAGTCTAATTATGGTCCAAAAGGCATGGATCTATACAATCCAACTGATAACATAAAGCGCAAAAGTACCCGTACCGGCGAGGTTCGAGAAGACGTCGGTCAAAATAAAGCCGTGCGCCAATACACGTCTTCAAAGTATGGCACGGCGGCACAACAAGCTACATCTCAGGCCAAAAGTGATAAAAAGAAATCTGCCAAAAATCCTGTAAGATCAATGGCTGAGATGTCAGAGGCCGAACTTAATGCCATAAAGGCCAGATATGCAGCAAAGACCGATCTTGACGATAAGATCGTAGCCATTAAAGCTAAGTATTCACAACCTAAGGAAAAATCGTTTGACCAGCAAGTTAAAGACATAAAGCAAAAGTACGCTCAAAAACCTGAACCGTCTGAAGATCAACGGATTGGCGCCATGAAGATGAAATACACTAGTATGTTTAAATCGGATGGCATTCAAAATCTTCTTAAAGAAGTATCAGTTAGGCAGCCTACTGACGCAGAGTTTGAGGTATTATTGGATTATAATAGTAAGATTCAGCAGAATCTTGCTGATAATTCTATGGTTAACGAAAAAGAACAAGATTTAGGGTATTGATAGGATGCTCGAGAAGTTTTACAAAGAAATCCCGTCGCAGCTGTTTACCGCAAATGGTACATCTAACGGCGTGGTTACTATTGCATCAACTGTCTCGTTTAAACTAGGTCAGCTCGTAGTTATCCTAAATCCCAGCCAGCCGTCGGTTGCCGGCGAGATTAAGGCTATATTTTCTGAGACTCAGATGGCGATAGGTCCGCAGGGGTCTAACCCAAATATGCGAATCGATTTATCTACTTATGACATTTCATCTACCATCAGTGCACCTGAGCAACAGCGCCCAACCATAGCCACTCAGGACATTGAGCGCTTCACCTACGAAGAAGCGCCAATCGTGGCGCGCAGAAGTATAGCTGTAGACGACACTGGCAATGTGTTGAAGTTTGTCAGAAATGCTCCAGGGGAGGCAAAAAGTTTAGCTGTTGCAGTCGATAAACTTTCGTTTACGTCGTTCAGTGAGGCTAGAGTATCTGATTCGCTTCAAGGTTCTGCGCAGGGTGCGGCTGTAATAGTTGGTCCGACGCCCGTAGAAGCTAAGGGTGGCACTACTACTCTGGCAAACCGCAAAGGCGTGTTTATTATGCCTATCGACAAAAATTTGTACATGGGGTTCGCTGACACCGTAAACGCGACCAATGGGATACCCATTTTTATCAACCAGATGGTGTACATCCCGGCCACTGCTTCAATGAAGATTTGGTTGATGCATAGTAACGCTGGAACCGCAGAAGCTAGAGTCTGGGAGGTTGGATAATGTTCAATACGTTCTTCACCCCGACAGCAGAATCAATACCATTTTCATCAATACTGAACGGTCTTGGCGCGACAAACCTGCAAGAAGCATTGAACAAATTAGCGTTTCTTACTCAAGCTTCAAATCTCCTCAACCAAGACGGCGATATTGTCTTGCGCATCGGTGCTTCGCCAACGTCTGTCGTCCTTCCAAGTCCAGTTGGACGCTGGAAAATCACGGCAACCGACGAGGGCGAGATCGTATCGGAGTTGCTTTCCGATGAAGAAGTCGGCGTAGTAACTTACTGGCGATTTAAAAGAAAAGATGGTTCTATAGCAGCTATTGAGATCGATGAAGATGGCGAAGTTATTATGGTGAATCCGCCAGATACCAACGGCGTTGACATCGCCACTATTTTTCTTCAAAGCCCTTCTGGCTACATATTTGCTTTAAGCGTCTCTGATGATGGCGAATTCATCACCGGCACCGCTTCCAATCCGTTCCCTTCGTTCAAGATTGTAAATCAAACTGATCAAGTGTTATTTAGCACTGTTCAGCAAAATGATCTTGCTTTAAATTATATGCCCGTGTACGATATAGCAAGTTTGCCCCTGTCCCCTGTTGGTATAAACAATACGACGCCGTGGATATTCGTTAAGGATGGCGAGGTTCAAAAGCCAGCCTATTTCGATGGTCAGGTGTGGCGCTACTTTAACACAGACGCGCCAGTTATAACGTCAGGTGACGGAAATGCCTAAAAAAGTTCACATCGCTAGACAAGAAGAAACAATTCAAGAAAAAGGCCTGCAGATCCGCACGGCGGATCCCGCTACGCCATCTGAGGGTCAACTTTGGCTAAATTTAGCCAATAATTCTATTAATGTTGCCAAGTCTGGCGGTATAGTAAAACTCAACGACGCCTCGTACACCGAGACGGTTGTCATAACCGGCGTTAATCTGCTTACTAAAACTTTGATACTTTCAAAAATAGTACAAAACCCTTCAAGGACTAAGATTTTTCCAGAAGGTGGCCCAGCGCAGATATATGCTACAGATTTTACGGTCGTGTCTCCTAACATAATTATGTGGGGAAACATGGGCTTAGACGGACTTCTAGAGATCGGAGACATTCTCGTGATAGAATATTCCTAGTGCACTAACAACTAGGAGAATCTAGCATGTCTCAGATTAAAAAGAAGTTTATTGAGAATAATGCAATCGACGGATCCAAACTGCAACTGCTTAATGGTCAAGCAGTTCGCGCCGTTGATACAACCGGTGCTGACCGTGATCTTTTCTACTTTAACAGCAGTAACGAGTGGCAATTTAGTATCACTCCAAAGCTGTCCGTCGACCCTCAAGGCGCTAACGACCTCGTTCGTAAAAACTACGTTGATGCTGAAATTTCTGCCGAAGCCTCAGCGCGCGCTTCTGCTATTTCTAGTCTTCAAAGCTCAATGGAGTCTGCTGACTCCGCCATGGACGCTCGTCTAGACGTCATCGAAGGCGGAAACACCGTCGTTGGCTCTATCGCTAAAGCTCAAAAAGACGCTCAAGACTACGCCGACCAAAAGATCGCCGACCTTATCAATGGCGCTCCTGGCGTACTTGATACCCTTAAGGAATTAAGCGACGCTCTTGGCGGTGATGAAAATTTCGCAACCACGATCGCTAACCAGCTTGCTAGCATCGAATCTAGCATCACCAATCTCGAGAACGCTAGCTCTGGCGATCTTGCCGCTGAAGAAGCTGCAAGAATGGCAGCCGATGAGGCCCTTGATGCCCGCCTCGATATTCTCGAAGGCGCTGATAGTGTTGAAGGTTCTGTTGCTAAAGCTTTGAAAGATGCTAAAGATTACACTGATGCCGAAGTTCTTGCTGAGCAAAACGCTCGCGAGACTGCAGTTTCTAACGAAGCTGCTGCCCGCCAATCTGCAGACGACGCAATGGATGCTCGTCTTGACATCATCGAAGGTGGCGTTGCGGTCGAAGGCTCAGTTGCTAAGGCTCTATTCGACGCCAAAGCCTACACTGACGCTGAAGTTGCTGACGAAGCTGCTGCCCGCCAATCTGCAGACGACGCAATGGATGCTCGTCTCGATGTCCTCGAGGGAGCTGACACCGTTGCTGGTTCCGTCGCTAAGGCTCTTAAGGACGCTAAAGACTATACTGATAGCGAGGTCTCTGCTGAAGAATCTGCTCGTATCGCCGCAGTCTCTGCTGAAGAATCTGCTCGTATCGCTGCTGATGATGCGATGGACGCTCGCCTCGACGTCCTTGAAGGTGCTGACACCGTAGAGGGTTCGGTTGCTAAAGCTGAAAAAGACGCCAAAGATTACACCGACGCCCGCGAAGCAGTCCTGCAAAGTCAAATTGACCAGCTTGACGGCTACACCCTTGACCTGCGTGGCGACCTCGATCAAGAGATCCTTGACCGCGCTGCCGCTGTTTCTGCTGAAGAATCTGCACGTCAAGCCGCTGTTTCTGCTGAGCAGTCTGCTCGTGAAGCTGCTGACTCTGCTCTTGACGCTCGTCTCGATATCCTTGAAGGCGCCGACAGTGTAGCCGGTTCGGTTGCTAAAGCTCTTAAGGATGCTAAAGATTACACCGATGCTGAAGTTTCTGCTGAAGAAGCTGCCCGCATCGCTGGCGATGACGCCCTTGACGCTCGCTTGGACGTGCTCGAAGGCGATCAAAACACCGCTGGCTCTGTCGCTAAGGCTTTGAAAGATGCTAAAGACTACACGGACACCCGCGTAGCTGAAATCATCGACATGGCTCCTGGCGCGCTAGACACCTTGAACGAACTCGCTGCCGCTCTTGGCGATGACGCCAACTATGCTGCTACGATTTCTGGAGAACTGGCTTCTATCAACGCTGCCATCGATGCCCTCGAATCCTCCAGTGGGGCCGATCTTTCTGCTGAAGAAGCTGCTCGTATTGCTGCAGATGATGCCCTTGATGCTCGCTTGGACATCATCGAAGGTGCAGATAGCGTTGTTGGTTCGGTTGCTAAAGCTCTTAAGGATGCTAAAGATTACACCGATGCTGAAGTTTCTGCCGAAGAATCTCGCGCTATGGCTGCCGAAGGTGTGCTCCAAGGTAACATTGACGCCGAAGAATCTCGCGCTATGGCTGCCGAAGGTGTGCTCCAAGGTAACATTGACGCCGAGCAGTCTGCTCGTGAATCCGCTGACTCCGCTCTTGATGCCCGTCTCGATGTCCTCGAAGGTGCAGATAGCGTTGTTGGTTCGGTTGCTAAAGCTCTTAAAGACGCTAAAGATTATACTGATTCCGAAGTTTCTGCTGAAGAAGCTGCCCGCATCGCCGGTGACACTGCGCTTCAAACCGATCTTAACACTGAAGCTGCTACTAGACTAGCTGCTGATAACGCCCTTGATGCCCGTCTCGACGTGCTTGAAGGTGCAGACAGCGTTGCTGGTTCTGTTGCTAAAGCTCTTAAAGACGCTAAAGATTATACTGATTCCGAAGTTTCTGCTGAAGAAACTCGTGCTCTTGCTGCCGAAGGTGTACTGCAAAGCAACATCGATGCCGAAGAGTCTGCTCGCATTGCCGCGATTAACTCTGAAGCATCTACGCGCGCCGCTGCCGACGATCTTCTCCAAGACAACTTGGATGCAGAAGTATCCGCTCGCGAATCTGCTGATAACGCCCTTGACGCTCGTTTGGATATCCTTGAGGGCGCAGACAGCGTTGCTGGTTCGGTTGCTAAAGCTCTCAAAGACGCCAAAGATTACACCGACAGCGAAGTTGCCAATGAAGCTTCCGAGCGCACAACCGCTGACAATGCTCTTCAAGATCAGATCGACACGATTAACGCCGTTGTCCATGAAAAAGAGAAGTTTGTGCTCGCAAGCGCTGACGTATCTAATGGCTACATTAATCTGGCCCACATGGCAATCGAAAAGTCTATCATGGTCACTGTTGATCGTCTAGTTGCTCATGCTGGCGACGATTACACCTTGTCCGTGGTTGGCGGTGTAACCAGAATCACCTTCGCTGGAAGTCTTGCTCAGAACGGCGACGAAGAGTTAATGATTGGTGACATTGTTCGCGTAATGTATCGTTACCAAGGCTAATTTAAAGTTATTTTAGCGGATGTGTGAGAGAGCATCCGCGCCAGTTTAAGCGATGGACCGGCCTTAATTGGCCGGTCCCCTTCCTAGGTTTGCATCTAAATTAAACTCTTACTTCCTGAAAAGGAATCTTTATATGCCCTCGTTTAATACTTTAACGTCATCTCTCGTTTTAAATGATTCTTTACTAACCAACGCTCAACCGACATCGATTTCTGTTTCGACAGACGGAAGACGTTTTGTGTTGGGATCTTTTAGCGGAATGCGCGTATACGTTAGAGAAAGCGATAGCGCTACGCAGAGTTCACTTGTGGCCACGGTTCTTGGCGATAACTCCGCAGCCGATGGTGATGTTTTGGTTGCCATGTCGCCAGACGGCTCAACAGTGGCTGCAAAATTTGAGGGCGCAACGCAAGATTCTATCAAAATTTACGCCCTCAACATGACGAGTGCCACAACCGGAAGCCTAACGCTTCAAGCCACGTTCACCAGTTCGATTCGCGGATTTGGCGAGTCCTTATCTTTTTCCGACAGCGGAAACGTGTTGGCTGTCGGTTTTCCTGGCGCAACTATCACAAACAATCAGTCGCAGAGCGTTGACAATTCTGGCTCTGTTCTTGTTTATTCTAGATCTGGCAGCACTTGGGCCCTCTCCAACACGATATCAAACCCAAACCAAGGTTTGGAAGATTATTTTGGATACGATGTTTCGCTTTCAAATGACGGTTCTACTTTGGCAATTGGTTCTGTTGGCGAAGACAACCCATCCGCCACAAGAACTGGTGCAGTTTATATATATAATTTAAGCACTAATTCGCTTGTTAAGAAAATCACAGCAGATGAGTGCGATGCAGGAACTTACTTTGGTAGTTCTGTATCTATGGCAGGAAACGGCCAGCGACTCGCAATCGGTGCAGCTGGAAAAGACGACACGGAATACTCTGTCGCGGCCAGCGTGGATTATGGTTCAAACTTAAACAAACCGCTCGTTGTTTATAAGTTATCAGCTGGCGTTTGGTCTCTTGATTCCAATTCCTTCATGACGTCGCTTTCTGTGTATTTTTATAACATAATCGACGTCAAGATGTCTGTAAATTCAAACTCTGTAGCAGTAATATATTCTGCTAGCTATACGTCTTACGGTCGAACAGCAAAAGATTACTTTTATTACAACGTTTTTGATTACGATGGCGCTCAGTGGACTGGAAGCGACACAGTATTAGATGGCGCTAACTATTCTTTAGGGTATTCTTCTAAACCAGCGCGCGTCTTTTTGCCTAATTTTACCGCAAGCTCTGCTGGCGCTGTTTCTTTAATCCAAGTTTCTGGACTGTCTGATCTTATTTCTCCAACGATTTCCGACTCCTCTATTGTCGCTAAAGATCAAACATACTCTTCTATCACCTTAAGATGGTCTGCTGCGGTAGACGACATCTCGTCTGCGTCAAGTATGCGCTACGATATCCGCTACTCTTCCTCTAACAATATGTCAACTCTGGCACTCGCTGAGGCAAATGGCACTCTTTCGCAAACTGTGACCGGTGTGAGCTCGTCTGTAATAGAAGCAACCGTATCCGATCTTGCTCTGAACTCCACATACTATTTCACAATTATCGGTCGCGATTTAGCTAACAACAAAGTTAAATACGACACTATATCAAGCGCCACCCTGGCCGACTTGACGCCGCCCATACCTGTTACCGACGGCGCCCCAATATCTTACACATCAACAAAAACTAGTGTAACTCTTACATGGCCGCTTGCAAGCGATAACGTCACCCAGCAGCCGCTAATTCAGTATGCAGTTTATAGTGTGCCAATTTTTACGGCAGGTTACACCGGTAGCGTTGCCACAACGGAATCAATGGGTACGCTATTGATGCCGTACACAGCAAATATAGCGACATACACAGATTCCTCTCTTCTCCCCGGTAGTTTGTATGGCTACAACGTTATAGCTAAGGATGCGTCCGGCAATAAGGTAGCTTATAATCCAGTTGGCGCAACCACGCAGGCTGATGATATCGCGCCAACCGTATCGAACGCGTCGCTGTCTTTCAGTGAGCACTCTTTCACTGGATACAAAATAACTTGGAACTCTGCTTCTGACGACTTTTCTTCTAGAACCAGCATCTATTATTTAGTTTATGAATCTAGTTCTAATAACATTAGCACTGTTGCAGCCGCAGAATCAAATGGCACAGCGATAGCTCAGTTCTTTGGTGCTGACACTGCTTCACAGTTTTTTAGCGTTACAGGTAAATCTGTAAACTCCACCAAATACTATAACGTAATCGCCAGGGACGCCGCAGGAAACAAGCTTGCATATACGTCTGCCTCTGTTAGTACGCTCGCAGATACAACTGGTCCAACTTACAGCTCTCAGCCAACCGCTACGGCAGACTACAATTCAATCACTGTTTCCTACTCGGCCGCCCAGGACGATCTCACTTCTTCTCAAAACATACAATATGCCTTATATAGAGTGCCCACCAGCTCAACTAGTATAGCTTACATTGAGCAGTACGGGATCTTAGCAAGAGATTATATAGCCAGCACTTCTGATATCGTCGTGCCGAATTTAAACTCCGGCACTACGTATCATTTTGCTCTTATTGGAAAAGATGAAGCCGGCAATAAAACACTATACTCGTCTTTCTCAAAGACAACTCAGCAAGACGCTGTGCCACCAGTGCCGGGTGCAAGTGGTTTTATTACAAAATCCAATGTAACATCTTTTGGTTTTACGATGTCGTGGTCTCGAGCCACAGACGACATAACCAACTCGCTTGATCTAGAGTATGCCTTATACTATAGTTCTGATGAATCTAATTTAGGTTCGTTAGATGCAATTTCTGCGCCTGGATCTAGCGCGGCATTTGAAATTCCTTTCACTAAAGATTTGGTGACCGCAAATATCAGCCTAGTCGCGTCATTAACGCGTTACTATACTGTTGTTGTGCGCGATTCCCGTGGGAATAAGGCAAAATATCAAACTGTCAGCAGCAGAAACTCGTCAGATATTTCGGCTCCAGTTCCAGGAAACTCAGGAATTTTGACGTTAACGCCTAATGGATATAGCGCTGTCACGATTCAGCATGGACTGGCTCTTGATAATTTTTCGCACTTTTCACAAAATCAATACAAGATCGTAATTTCTCCGCTAAACAACATATCTACGGTTGCGGATGCAGAAGCTAACGGTATTGTGGTACGCGATTGGGCTACATTTACCAACGGCGGTTTTTACGACGTAATCGTGCCTGTACCCGGTCAATTTTATTTCTTTAATGTTATCGTAAGAGACACCGAGGGTAATAAGGCCGCATACGTGTCGAAAGCAGGCAGATCGCAAGTTGATGTCACCGCTCCTTCGGTAAGCAATTCAAACATATCTTTAATAACAAATTCCATTTCTTCTCCACTTTCTATGTCGCCCACTGTAAAGATAAGTTGGAATGCCGCAACGGACAATCAGACATCGCAAGGCAATATCAAATATTCCGTATACATTGCGCCTGGCAGCCCTTCGATGTCGACCGTTCAAGAGATCGAAAGCATCACCAATGTAAGACGCTGGGTTGTGATGGGCACCGATGGAACTGAATTTCAATTTCCAGATGCGACCGCCGCAATGAGTACGCAGTATTCTGTAAACATTGTCGCAGAAGACTCTTTGGGCAATAAAACCGCGTATTCTAAAATTACATTTACTACGCCGGGTGATATTTACCCACCAATACTGAACAATTCCACGTTATTAACTCTTGTAAACAGAACGCCAAACAGTATCAAAGTTTCGTGGGGTCAAGCAACGGATATTCATTCCCCATCTACCGTACAGTATGATCTTTATTACTCCACTTCTAACAATATCGGCAGCGTGTCAAATATATTGGCAAACGGGATATTAGTTATATCTGGTACTTATAGTGGATTGGGTATAGCTGCGACAAATGGCTACACAATTACCGGTTTAACAGATGGAACTCCGTATTATATTAACGTAATCGCACGCGACGGGGCTGGAAACAGAACTGCGTATACAGGTTTGGCTACGTCCACGCTTAATGAAAACATTCCGCCGGTAATTGCGCCGCTCTCGCTGAGCACCGGTAGCGTAACCGATACCACAATATCGTTGACGTGGGGATTGGCAACAGACAACAAGACGGCTTCCAACCTGTTAGAGTATGCAGTGTATCGTTCAACCAGTCAAATGTCGCAAACAGTTGCGTCTGTCGAAGCTGGCACTAAGATTCTCGATTGGACTGTTAACACCGGCAGCTATACGGCAACCGAACTGAATAGAAACACTCGTTACTTCTTTGGCGTTGTTGTTCGAGATCAAGCTGGCAATAAATCAGTTTATGCACCAGTGAATGCGCTAACACTTAACGACACCTCCGCACCTGTTGTTCCTGGTGTCGGCAATATCGAGATTACTCACGTTGGCTATAATTACATCAACTTAAACGCAACTGTCGCTGTTGATAACGTTACGCCCATACAAAACGTAATTTATCGCGTATACCGCTCGTCTAGTAACAATATTTCAACTGTTGCTCAGATGATTTCAAACGGCACCTACGTCGGCAATGCTGTTGTAGTCCCGTGGATTAATCCGTATACGTATGAGTTAATTTACAATTCAACTCGCTATGTCCAGTTCCGTGATTCTAATCTGCCTGGCAATACTGGTTTTTACTACAACATCATGGCAGTCGACGCTGCTGGTAATAGATCCGGGTATGCGTCAGTGTTTGCAAAAACATCCTCTCAGTGGGTTGCACCTGTCGTCGGCAATAGCGGCAAGATTAACGTTGTCGTTGCCGGATCTGGCTCATTAAATCTATCTTGGTCTCCCGCATCTGATGAATCTCAAGCGGCCTCATCTCTTGAGTATGCTGTTTACTATGCGACTCGTAAAACTAATGCTTTTTTGAAAAATGAATTCCCTGCGATGAACAACGCTGATAACATTGAGGTACATGTTCAGCAGGGACTGGTTACACAAGCATCACCGTACACTCAGGGCATGACGTCGTTCACGATCACCAACCTTCTTCCCGCCACTGAATATATGGTGAACGTAGTTGTCAGAGATGCCACTGCGGCACATACCACATACAATGCGGCTAGGGTTTGGACATTTAATGACACTAGTGCGCCAACGCCAGGGGTAAGCGGAGCTCTTACAACTAGCTACGTTAATGAATCTAGTTTTGTTTTAGGGTGGAATAAGGCTTCTGACGATTATTCTGCTCAGAATCGTCTACGTTATGAAGTTCGCGTATCTACGCAAAATAACATAAACACGGTTGATACATTTAAAAATGGCATAATTGCTATGCCTTTCACGTCGGATGTGAATACAGCGACCGTTGCCGGGTTGATGCCTAATACTACTTACTATGCAAACGTTATGGTCATGGACGTCGCCGGTAACAAAGCGGTATACCAAACCACAACGGTGGCAACATCTGCAGACGTTTCTGGTCCGCTGCTGCCTTCAAACAGTTCGTTGACATTTAGTCAGATTGAAAAACAACAGCTTCGCGTGTCTTGGGTTAAGGCAACTGATAAGTCAACACCACAAGATGAGATACAATACGCGGTGTATATGTCTCAACTTCTTACGGCTGTTGCAAGCGTAAATCAAATGGAATCGGCTTCAGTTTTGGTGCAAGATTATTTAGCAGACGTGTCGTATGCTATAATAACCGATCTTGAACCTGGAACTCAGTACTTCTTTAATGTTGTTGCGAAGGATGAGTTTGGAAACAAAACAGCATACACAGCTGGAGCCGTATACACTGCAGCAGATGTCACCCCGCCTGTACCTGGCGCTAATGGTGCTATTTTGACTACTGGCATAACGCAAACGTCCGTTTCGTTGTCTTGGTCGCCTGCGTCTGATGACGTCGATGTTAATTCAGATTTTGAATACAGGCTCTATAGATCGCTAAGTAATAACATTACCACTGTCGCTCAGGCAAAAACAAACGGAACATTTTGTGCTTTATTTGTAAACGGTGAAACAAGTTATACAGTTACAGGTTTAAATCCATCATCTACGTATTACTTCAACCTAATAGTTGAAGATCGCTCAATGAATGAGGCTGCATACGCACCAACCTATGCGACAACAATCATAGACACAACAGTTCCGTCGCCAGGTAATTCGGGCATATTGAGTGCGTCAATGGTGACAGCCGATAGCTGCGTGTTAAATTGGACAAAAGGTAGCGATAACATCACCTCCGAAGGTTCGCTGCAATATGCGGTGTATATGTCGTATTCAAACGATATGGAGGATCTCCCTACCACGTTGAGTAATGGCACGCAAGTAAAGTCCTTTACTAAGGATATTTCGGTCGTTACGATTGCAAATCTTAGTCCTCTAACTACATACTATTTTAATGTTGTGTTAAGAGATTCTTTCGGTAACATGTCTGCATATAATGCCGTTTCTATGACAACATTAGCCGATACAACAGGCCCAACACCAGGCGGCGGTGGTGCTATTATTTTTAACTCTGTTGATAAAGATAGCATGATCGTGACTTGGAACCCTGCAGAAGACAATACGTCCACTGGTTCGCAGATTCAGTATCAATTAAGAATGGCTATGTCTAACTTAGGCGTCGCCCCTGACTTTTCAACAGTTGCAGACACTGAGGCAAATGGAACCATCGTTAAAGCGTATTCTAGCGCAACGCACGCATTGATTAGTAATCTCGTTTCTAATACGACCTACTACTTTAACGTGATCGCAAAGGACGCCGCTGGAAACAAGAGTGTGTATGTTGCCGCCGCTCAGAAAACGGCTAACAGTCTGGTCGAAATACCTACACAATCCGTAGAGATCAACCAACCTGTTGTCATCGCGTCCAACAAGGACGAGATCAAAACACTTCCAGCGGTTGCAAGCCACCCAACACTCTCTAAGCCATCAAACTGGAAAAAAGTGCACATGATCTATAAATCAATAACGTCGAGCAAGCGCGTTGTTGTTGTTATCACAGACTTTTCACAGATGTCTGGAGAGTTCATAACCCGCGACACAGAAGAGTTCGTCATACACAAGATCATCGTCGAGGACGAGAATAACAACTTCGTCGCAGTGCCCGCGTCTTCGATCCTGAACTCACAAAGCTGGAGCATTAGTGTGACATAATAGATATTATGCGCGCGTAGGAGATCTTTATGGAAAACGATAAAGTTGATTTGATTAGTAAGGACTTAGAGTTTGTGAAAGATACCGTCCAGGAAACTGGGCGGCGTATTTCGAGCCTAGAATCATCAATGTCGGATTTTCATAAAGATTTTAGCGAGCATATCGCCACAGACCGCCAGATGGGCCACGAGATCACCTATATCAGAAAAACGCTTGAAAAGAATACAGAATCTCTGATAGAGCACATGCGCAGAACTGAGCTAAATGAGGCAGCTCTAAGCGAACTTAAGGCTATGAACGACAAGATGGATTCGAGACTAGAACCGCTTGAGAAGTCGCACATAGAAAAGCAGACAATCATAAAAGTGGTAGCAAAAATAAGCGCTTTCATTGGCGGTTTGATTGGTTTTGCATCTTTGATGTATGAGATCTTAAGTAAATAACGTGATATATTGATACCATAGTGCCGCTGCATGTTGCAGCGCCTCAACTTTATCGGAGTCACTATGATCCTGTCTACCAAAACCAAAAGAGTCCTAGAAGTCGCCTTAGCAAACCGAGCGGCCAAGAATGAGCTTCTTGCCGCCCTGGGATCCCATGCTGTTGTTATGGCCAAAAAAGCCACCGGAACTTCTGCTAGCGGTGCTCAATGGGCCGAACTTGAAGTTGGCGATATCGTCGTCCGCGTAAAGCAAGGAACCACCGGCGGCGCAGTTTTTGACGTCGTTACTGCCGCGGATACCTTGCCTTCCAACGTTTTAACTGCTGGTCTCGCAGTTGTCGACGATCTCTACATCGCTCTTCGCGCTCAATAATTGATTTACGGTTTATAAACTGTAAAAGGCGGCTATAAGCCGCCTTTATTTTTACCTTATTAAGGTAGATCACCCTTTAATAAACAAGTGATCAATTACCACGCCGGCGGCAAAGCCCACCGCAGCGCCAAGCAGCAAAATATAGTATTTATTGCCGTAAATAGCTAGAAGCTCTGAGAAGAGCTCTTTTGCGCCTTGTGGCGCAGCTTTTACGCAATCGCTAACTGCGCAAGCCGCGGACGATTGTTCTGCTTTATTCGCTCGAACTTTAGGTTCGCGAACCTTTTTTGCGACTTTCTTAGGTTCAGACTTGCTTTTCTTCCGCGTTACCATCTTCTAAACTCCTTTTAAGTGAATCCAGTTCTTGCATGGCGCCCACTAAGTGGGCTAATCTAACATTTATTTTTTCGATCTCGTCGTGTAGCTCTGATCTTTTGTTGATCAGAACTTCTGCCTCTTCAGAGAGATCGATCATTCTCGCGTTTAATTTATCGATCATTACGCTGTCCCCTTATATTCTTGGGGGTTGTACCACGATGGTGGCGTGCGGTTAGTCCACCGCGGAGCGCGCTTATCGTTCTTCCATTTCTCGTGGAAACCTAATCGGTAAGCTTCGTGAACGTCGGATACAGTTTTGAACAGTGAGCAATTAGGAAACTGCGTAAGACCGATGCCGGGTATCCTCTGGATCTGAGCTTTAAGCGCAGCGTAACCCGCATTAAACGACCCGTGGTCTTTACCATACCTAATTCTAAATTCATCATTCATCGCTTTCAAATGCTCTAGATGCCATTCGAAGTTCTCGCGGGAGTCGCCGGACCAGATCGTACATGGATGCTTGGTCCAGGCGACGCGGTATACAGGGGTTCCGCCGTGTCGAGCCATAGCAGACGATAGCATCTGCACAGACTCGACTGGCATCTTAACTAGGCGCTTGTCATCTAATGCTATTGCGCATTCGATTGGATCAGCGGACGTAAAAAAGATGTTCACGGCGAAACCCCTATCTGAATTAGGCAGACTCGATCGAAAGAACTGCGAACTCGTAAGGTTGACCAACCTTAGGTTTGCGGAGACCTTTTGGCCAGTTGGTAGCGATGAAGGTAGCGTTGCTGCTAGTGACGAAGCGGTTTAGGCGAAATTCTACTTCGTATGTAGTGCCGGCGCCAGAGGCCAGGGTCTTCTTGGAAGCCAAGATGACTTTAATTTTGTTCAGATTTTTGCGAGCGGGGATGCCGAGACGGCCAGCTGTGACGGTTGGAAACCGGTCTTTTGAGGACGCGAGGGTGAACTTCACGCTGTCGCGGAGGCCGTCAAAAGCTGCGGTGTAGTTTTTGCTGTTGACTTTGGAAAGATTGCGGGGAGTAACCATGCGCTTTCTCCTTTTTGATTGCGCGTTGTGTCTATTAATTGATTCGGATGAATAATGAAAAGGATTAAAGAGATTAAAATCAGCGAAATCACTAGGAACATGGAAACCCATAAGTACTCCATTTGATAAAAGGGTCCTGACTTCCTCTCCACCCTTTTAATAGCAGGCTAAGATGCGCACAGGTTCTCTGCAAAGACGGAGCGGTCGCATCGTTCATGATCTACTTGCAGGCAGATCAAACACCCGTATTGATATTATACCCTTTTATAAATAAAATCAAAGCGTTTATCGTAGCGGCTTTAAAAGCCTTGTCGTTGTATTGCCGAGTGCGACCCGACGGGTGCGGTATGGCAAGAAAATCTGCGCCAATAAGTTTCAGCGCCTTTGCGGCTGCTGAACCTACGGCTACGATCTTGCAATCTTTATGTGAAGAAATTTTTGCCTCTAAAGACGGCAGAAGCGATCTGATCTCTTTAGATGTCAGCGCTCGGTTGTTAGGGGTTTTATAGTCTGCTACGTTGACGTAGTGACGTTCGCAATCTATGCCCCTGAGCCATGAGTCTAATGTTAGACGGGTTTTAGAACTTGGATGAAATGCAGAGTTGTCTGGGCTTGCGAATCCAGGATTTGAACCAACAAAAAGTACCTTCATCTCTTGCCTCCGTACTCTAGATCTATAAGACCTTCAACTTCTTTTATTGAGACCGATAGGTCGCCCATCGTCAGTATAGAATCAAAGTCGCGATACTTATTCTTAGCCACCACTCGGCTTATCCCACATTGCCACAGCATCCTCATGCAGACTTTGCACGGCGTCATCGTGCACACCACGAAGCAGTTTTCTGTAGAAACCCCATGCCGCGCGCAGTTGGCGATCAGATTCATCTCGCTGTGCACTATGTAGTCGTACTTCTTAGGTCTCGTTCCCGGAAGCTTCTCATCGTCTGCGCCGCGAACGAAGCCGTTGCAGCCTGTGGCTATGATAGCCCCAGTGTCAGCCTTAACCAACACCGAGCCAACCTTAGTTTCTAAGTCATGCGACCTAGATGCGGCTGTTTCGGCCATGGCCATGTAGAACGACAGTTTTGATGGTCTCATTTTGAGATTATCTTGGATAATGGGTACGGTTGCTGCGTCGTTACAAAACATTTCAATATCGATCGAGGCCTTATAGATATCTCTGTCGATGATTTGAGACGAACTATTATGAAGTCTACGCACTTCATGGTGCGTATAATCTTTACCACGGTAAAAGACCGCGGATGCGTGGTGAGACCTATCAAAGAAGACGATGAGTATATGACATCGCCTTCGGAAAGTGATTCAAAATAATCTTCTGCCTCGTTGTGAGCAGTGATCTTTTTGGATATAGATTTATTATACTTTGAGGCCTGTTTTCTAAGTTTTAGACTTTTATTCAGTCTAGAGTTTGGATCGAATGATTCTTCGCCGAGCAAGAAGCTGTCGATAAGGTCAGGGTCTGGCTCTACCGTCACCTGATGCTGCGAGCGCGCTATATCGTTTATGACTTCTATCCGGCCCAATCGCTTAGGAAGTATTCTTCGACCAATAATTAGTCCATACGCGCATGCTACAACTTTCCATTTCTTAGTCACACCATACGCGTCTGTTTCTGGCGATTTATTTATATTTCTAATAACTACGTCGTTCGTCCCAAATGAGCTCTTAGGATTTGGGATACCAAATTTGGCGCAGTTGGACAAATAGGTCCTAAAATAGGCGCTGAGATTTATGTACGTTTTGTAGTCAATCTGACTAGCTTCTAGCGTCTTTTTTAAGATGTTATTCGTCATCTTCCGCCGCTTCTTTAAGAATTTCTAGCTCGTATTTCTGACCCACATCGGGTACGGGCTGCGGTTTAAGTTTCTTCACTTGAACTTTTTCAGTCACTTTGCCGCGAGTTGGACAGATATACGTTATCTCGGTCCAGTATGTTAGCTCTGGCTCGCTGGCATCGACTTTTTTGGGCTTTTTAGTCTTCTTCATTTTGGTATTATACGCATGATATCGTTAATGTTTTTGTATTCTACAGAAAGTGCATCCACAACTGATTTCTGGTACTCTTTTACCAGAGGGTGCAGCCCAGGTGCGGCAGCGAAGCGCACCCAGTCTCTCATCAGGCCAAACATCACTCCTTCCCAGTATGCGGCGACTGGCGTGGTCACCGACGCAACGAACGGGTTGCAGCCATCTTTAGCATAAGCTTTCTGGTTGAGCATTAACGAATCTATGGTCAGATTCATAGAGTATTGGATCTCTAGATCCGATTCATGGTTTCCGGACTTTATGTCGTCTACCCTAGGCACATACGCGTCGCTGGGCGCTCCAGGGCGAGATATCGCCTTTATTCCGGACGACAGCAAAGGTATCAGAAGAAAGTATGGACACTTAACATTTAAGTAGACGTGGACAGTTTCTATCAGCTGTGGTGTCAGGTTTCCGCGGAACAGTTCAGACTTCATTACTTCTAAATCGTGAAAGTTTGGCGCGCAGCATCTAAGCTGCACAAAACCCTTGTCGAGAGCGGGTATTTTGCCAACTTCACTCATCCAGTACGCCCTCATCCTTCAGGATTCTCAAAACGGCAAGAAAGCTCGCGTAGAAATTTCTGCTCGATACTCCAAACCTGGGACCATCGTACTCTGACATTATTGTGCAAATATCTGTGCTGCCGGTTTCTTTTACTGCCTTTGACACGCCGTTGACGCCGTGATTGTACGCTGTTATCGCGAGCGGCCATGATCCGAGCTTAGAAAAGGCGTCCATCAAGACGGCTAGACCTACTTTAGTGTTATAGCTGGGCGAGAACAAATTTTTAGGATTGAATCCCAGCATCCTGGCTGTCGCGGGCATGACTTGCCACATGCCGACTGCGCCCACCTTAGATCTTGCCCTCGGGTTATAGCTAGACTCAACATGCGGAAGCGCCGAAAGTTCGATTGGCAGATTTAGTTTTTTAATCTGGTGTTCCACGTCTTTGCGGTATTTGGCGTCCCTCTTGAGACCCTCTACAAACTTAGACCGTATACCGGTCACGATCCTAACCTTCTTAGAATCTTTCTCGTATGACTTTTTTAGGTTTTTGAGAAACCGTTTTCTTTGTTTTTCGTCCAGCGGCAGTTTTGCCTTGTTTATTACGGTAAGATCAGGAGACTCGGCGTCCAGTATCAGCGCGTCACCTTCATCAAATTTCGTGTACACGTCGTACCAGAAATCAACGTTCTTCGACAAGCATTTTGGCTCTTCAAAAGAGAAGGCGCTTGTCGAAAAGGTGAGCAATGCAACTGCGATCGCTGAGCGTACCATACGTTTACTCTATGTTATATAGACAGTTTTAGTAAATTATCAATAAACTCTACATCCCACCCGCAAGAATCGCGCCAAGCTTCTTCGGCGTCGTCGCGCTCCCAGCACCACTGGTGCCTTCTGTCGCCCTGGCCGTTGACCGCTAGGTGTGCTTTGATAGCGTCATTAATTTTTTTAGCATGCTCGTTGTCACCAGCTAGCCATGCGAAGAAAGCGTTTTTTGGTTGGCGTCGTTTAAGCATCGCGCAGGCCAATCTCAGCGAGATAGGGAGCTTTTTTCGCGAACCATAATGGAAAACCATGGCGAATATGCTTACGCCAACTAGATGAAGTTGGAACCCTTTGGGGTTAAAAGTAGACGCCACAAGCAAATAGGGTTTATTTAACCATCTTGTAAGCTCATACCCAACTGGGATGTTGTCTGCTCCGGCGTACGAAGCCATCCAGAAGTTAGCTGGCGTCATTATGCATCTGCCATCGGTGTCTTTGCATGCCCTGCATCCATTTTTACGGATATAATCAATCCACGCCTCGTACGCATCAATAACTTTAAATGGCGCAGAGTCCGCAGCGGCGGCCAAATTAAGTCCAGTTGACATATCTCGACTGAATGAATTCAGTTCAACTAAACCGTGGCGAGCGTTCTCTGCACGCAGAGGGGATCTAAAAAATTGCCCATCATCTGTTTGGGATGCGACAATAGATTCATCCAACCTCATCCCAGATGCATGAAGGAGACCGGCCCATAGCAAAGAATCGCCGTCTTCTGCGTGACCTTTGCATGGCATACCGCCAGCGTATTCTTTAATTAAATCAGACATCAGTATTCTCCTGCTGTTTTGTTTCTTCTGTTTCGCGATCTTCTACCACGCCAGCTACAACCGTATATGGCTTGTCATCTGATCCAATCATGCGCTCCATGATTATATCCACGTATTTTGCCTGAATATAGTCAATAGTTTTGGCGTCTAGCCATTTAGGCTTCTTTTTATAATCTTTTTCTAGGATGTACACTTTCGCGTTATCTTGCGATTCGTTCCACATTCTTCCAACTTCACCCAGCATCTCGTCGAATGAGTACGGGCCATGGATAGTCTTCGCCAAAAGACGTCCATCATCTCTGGCGCCAGTTGAGACTGCTACGATAAAAAGTTGATCATATAGCGATCTAAGGTCCATAGACTCGATCTGAGGCACAAACCCATCGGAAGAGCTCATAGAAATCTCCATCAATTACGAATCAAACCAGACGATTATTCTGTACTCGGTTTTGTTCTTTGCGCCTAATAATTTATTCTCTACCTTTTCCCAATCAAGATGGGATCGGATATATTTTATGATTGACGAGTTAATCCTGATGAAATCATCACTTAGTCGCGTGTTGTATCTAAAAGCGTCTTCTGCAGGGGCGTCAATTAGCGAGGATAGATAGAGCTCATCAGTTTCAGGATGCGCTTTTCTTATATATTTATAGTATTTATTTAAAGCTTTTTCGAGCTCTTTAGGCGTTAAGTACGTCGGCGTGTGAAAGTCTGGCTTGTAATCTGTAAAATAAGATAAGATTTCTTTGCTAACGTCATTGGGCAAGCCACGAGGTTGTGCGATAGGAGTTACGTCGTAGGACCTGACTCCTGCAATCAAGCCAAACAAATAATAACTTCTCCCAGAGAGAGAGGGTATCTCCAAAGGATGGACTCCTCCATCCCTAGGATCTTCAAGAAACTTATGCCCTGGGTCTAAGTGCCATGGGCCGTTATTTACTCTTCTTTCTAGAAAGAAGTGAGAATCGCACCCCATGCTATTTCCTTGACCGAGTTTCGAGTTCTACACCCTCTTCATTGGGAAGAGCGTGCATGTTAAGCAGGAAGAATTCGTCGCGCATCTGAGATATGTGTTTTATCAAAGTTTGATGCAACTCTGCATGAGATGAGTAATCGCAGTGTAGTTTCATCAGACTTTGACAATAATCTTTATTGAATCTAAGCGTTACTAAAAAGTTGGTACCGACGACGTCATTAGACTTTCGCGTCACATTAAGCCAATCGGCACCAACGTGATCTGCTAACCATTGAGCTGCAGACGTTTCTGAAACCATATCAGTCGTTCACTATGATCCACGGTAGATTTCTAAGTTCTTGAGATTTTTCATTTAGATTAGAGCTAGAACCAGTTCTAGTTTCAAGATTAAAAATGCCATCTGGCGTTTCAATTTCATCTACGATCTTGAGCCATTTTTTAGGCGTCTCTTCCACGAGATCCTCTGCGACCCAAAGGGTTTCGTTGCGATTGTGCAGCTCAAGCCATTTTGGATCTTTTACGCCCATCATCTCGGTGTTTTCTTTGTCGGCTCGCTTGTCTACTTTTCGTAGTTCGTGGCCAACCATGAGTGCTTGGTCGGCAGTCATCGGATCTCTAACAATCACTCGAGCTGGATGAAATAACAAAAGGGTTTTCTTTAGTGCGTACCGCTCGTCGCAGTGTGACAGGATCTGAAAAGCCATGCTTGCCGCCATAACGCCAACAGTACACACAATTTTAACTCCACGGCTGCGTGCGATATCCATCGCCTGCTCTACCTGAAAACCCACAAGCACCATGCCACCGGGAGAGTTAATAACTAAATGAATTGGATCTGAACTTGCAGCAGACACCCTTTCGATGCCATTTGCTACAGGTAGAGCAGATGGGTCGATTTGCCCTGTGATATAAAAAGTTCTTTCACCTTTAGGAACCACGTGGCGAGTAGTCGCCGCGGCAGCGTTTGCCCCCAAGAACAGCGGAATGCACATTAGAAATGACGCGATCTTTTTCATGATTTCTCCGAAACGTTGATTAACCTTTGATTTTTTATACCCAAGTTAATCAGCTCAACTGCGTCCCAGCATCTTCTTCATCTGCGGAATATCGCGTTCATAGATATGCATTGAGTGCGCAGTGTGCGTGTAAGTTCCCTTGTGGAGGTTTGGGTAAGTAGGTTTTAGCTCTTGAACCATCTTATCCATTAGGCTCACGAACCACGACAGATCGTACACTAGCCCCTTCGACAAATCGTTACTCCTCATAACGATTGACAAATTTAGCAAATCATCGCGGATCAGCCAGTTCCCGTGCAGGGTGCAAACCTGATCTTTGTTGCCTGCCCAGCGATGCTCGGGTAGTGCGAATGCCATTACAGCCTGGCGTGTGTCTTTGTCGGCAATGAGAGTCTGCTTTGCCCACTCCCAGGGAGTGCGATCTGTAAGTTTTGGATGTATGTACGGGTTTATCCATCTTTCCATCTCAGGGTTGCCTTGAGATCTCTTACTCCAAATCAGATACCCGTAAGCCGAGTTGATCGTCCCGTCTGGGTTGGCGATCTTCTCCCAAAACTTAGAAGCTTTAGCGAAGTCCTCAACTGAATTTGAGCAGGAATCGTATAGGGCCATCTCTTTTGCCGTATACTCTGCTATGATACGGTTTCTTTCTGGATCGGCTGTGACGACCGGCTCAGAAGACGGCACTCGCACTCGAAATGAATAGTCTGTCTTCTCTAGTATCCTCTGGCTACGAGGAGCACAGATAAAATCTGGATTGTCTAGGACATCTTGGATCGTGCCTAAATACGCTTGATGTATGTTATTGTAAGTTCTCATGCTTCTTCCTTGGTCTCGCCTAAGGCCTTCTCAATCTGAACGGTCCAGAACCCGTAGCCAGAGCGTCGCTTGGTGACGCGTTTCATCATCTGGCCGCCGCGATTCTGAAGGTGCCGGAATATGAAGGTTGACTCTTTGACAGGCAAGCCTTCTGCCGTCCTGTACTCAGGGTTATACTTCTGCAGGCCGACGACCACCTCCATCAGGAGATACTGGCGGATATCTGCCACGGTCAGACCGGAATTGCCTAGTGCAACATTTTGTTTGGATTTAACCATTGATGCTTCGTTCCAGTTTTTAACCACCGACTTGCGAATGTAATGGTCAACCATGCCGTAATATTTTTTAATGTCTTCGTTGGTCACTTTTCTCATTTTTGTTCCTCGGTAAAAAGATTTGATACGTGCTGGGATGCCCGAACCTTGAGCAGTTTAACTACGTTAAGCATGTCTTTGACAGTGAATTTAGGATCTTTTTCGATCACGTCGCATGTGCGCAATATAATTTCGGATATCACGTCGTCTGCTGCTAGTTTCCACATTATTCGGTATATGGCGCGCAGATCTTCTGCACCTTTTTGGGCGACTTTGCTTTTTTTAGGTGTATGTTTTAGAAAATCTACGCATCGCTGAGTCGCATTCTCTACTACGCGGATGTAGGTGTCTTCAAGACTGACGCCGCCGTCGATGGTACCCCTTATAAAGAGGGAGTCAATGAATTTGTTTGGCGTATCTATTTCTATGCACGTCTCGAAGCGAATTGACTTATTCCTACCTGTCCAGGTGTGGCGATGGTCTGCTTTCATAAGCACCTTGACAGAGAGATTTGCTATATCTGCCTTAAGGCTTTGAACGTAGTTCATTCTTTTACCTTTGTGAAAGTATAAATCGGACTGTTGCTATGGGTCATTATTTTAAGATGCACAAGATTTGCAAGATCTTCTCCCCAGCCCTGCTTAGCTTCTAAAACCCTAACAATAGCATCTGCGGTATCCACCATCACAGATGTAGATCTAATCCGCCACTTATCTGCATCGATAAGTTCGCTAAGCTCGCACGCGATACGGTAAACGGCGTTGTGAGTTTTGCCTTTAACCAGGCTGGGACTTAAGGATAGGCTATCGACGAGTAGCTTTACTTGCTCTTTGCTAGCGTACGCCTTGTTGATTTTTTCTCGAAAAATAAGTAAAAATCTATTTTTTAGTATTTCTGGCTTTAGACCGCTATCGTCGAAATGCAGGATGACTTCTCCGAAGTCTGCAGAATCAGCTTGCGTCAACTCAAACGATATATTATCCATGGGCATGGTGACGTCCCAGAGATCTTTGTAGTACCCGCGGTGCGCATTATCCAGTTTCAGTAGATGTTTCTCTGCGTCGGTGTGCTCGATTAGCAGCTCGGCCGCTGAGAAATATGCACTGTTATATACGTTTTGCAGTGAAATAGATGAATCTTTATGATTGAGAAGATTAAACGACTCAAGAACACGATCTCTTATTTGAGAAAATGGTATAGCATATTTATGCGGTATGATCTCTGCCACATCTAGCAGAGGCGAAATGAGCGGTTCAACCATCTGCGATATCGGGTCCATGGATTCATAGTAAGAATCTTTAAGAATAACCATCTTTTCCTCTTATTCTTTTACGTTGAAGCCGAGTTCTTTGGCCTTCTTGACGGAGAGGGATCCTCTCGCCTCACCGGGGCGCTTAGTCCGCTCGACGCCAAACTTTTCAAAGTTTACCCATTTGCCGTCTAATTCGACCAATTGATAAACGATGCCCTGGTCATCTTGAAAAGCGTGATTGATGCCGTGCTGTGAGACCAGTGCATCTACGGCAGATTTGTATTCTTCGAAGAACTTCTTTACTTCTTCTTTCCGGCGGTCGAGCTCGATCAGCTTTAAGTGAATCTGAGTGAGCATGATTTATACCTCGCAGGTTTACGGATATAGATCATTTGATTCGGAAATTAACGCTGGATCATCTTGTTTATGCTGCGGACCTTAAGCTTGTGCAGCGACATAAAAAGTTTATATTTGACTATAAACTCATTGTTCGATACAGTTATAGGTTCTTCGTCCAGTCTCGAAACGCGGTAACCCAGCAATAAGATAAATGCCAAAGGCGCCACGAAGAATAGCCATATAAGGCTACTATCGCGGCCGCGCTCTTTGGGAAAGAGGAGGATCGCAAAGATAAACGATGCGATCCATGCGGCGAACACTTTAAACTCAAAATTCATTTAGACGGTCTATCCTCAGATTTTTTACCGCCGTTAAAAACGTACAAATTAGGTTTTGACGGTCTTGATACTTGATTTGAGACCCTCTCAATCATCAAGTATTTTTCCAAATACCTTTTAATCTGATTCATGGCTACTGTTCTACCTACCCAGTAGGAGATCATGGATACGCCGATGGTTAGGGCAGTAAGTGCGATTACTTGAAAAATCATTACTCTTTTTCCTCAAGCTTTGCTTTTAGCAGTACTTTAAGTTCTTGTTCAGTTATGCCAGTTTTTGCTAGACGCTTCTTCCACTCGCGGAGCTTTTTGCCGTCTACTTTATGGCGTCCGCGGTTAAGCTTTTCTGGCACGGCCCTGGTATTCTTAGAATTGTAACCTTCGCCATTGTTCTTGCGATCAGGGGAGAGTTTCTGACCTGTCTTCTTCTCGGCACGCTGGATCTTAGCCGCAAGTTCTTTATTGGATTTTGCCTTACCTTTAGACTTCGGGGTCGCAGTTCCATTGCCGTGCTTTTCGCGGCGGATCGCCTGCTGAGCCTTGTTTTGCGCACGCTCTGGGTGGCCAGGCGTTTGGCGCGCCCGGTTCAACTTAGCGCGGCACTCAGAGCACCTAGATCCTTTAGATCCACCAGAGACAGAATTTCCGCATCGGACGCACTTAGATTTTATCAATTCTTCTACAAAATCCCAGATCTTATCTACTAAACTCATGTTTTCCTCACAAATTCCCTGTTTTCTTAAGGCGCCGAATCATCATGTCTTTTCTAATCCGCGATGCCTTCTCTATCAATGTTTTACCATTCAGGTGGTCAATTTCGTGCTGCAGACAGAGCGCCATGAGTCCTTCAGCATCCATCTCTAAGTGTTCTCCAGAAAGATTCTGGTACCGCACCTTAACCGTCTTAGACCTGCGGATCGTATCCTGCGTATCCGGCAGCGATAGGCATCCCTCAACGCTGAGCACCGAGCCATCGGTCTCAACAACGGCGGGATTGACGAGCACGATAGGTTTGCCCAAATATTCTGCGACTTTATCGCCAGGTAGATATGGGACTTCCACGACCGCCATGCAGCGCGAGTCGCCGACCTGGTTAGCTGCTAACCCAATGCCGGACGCGGAGCGCATAGTCTCGATCATGTCGCGCGCCAACTTTTCCAAGTCCTCGTCAAACACTGACACTGCC